GTGTTTTTATACAGTGGTGCAGCCGTGATCAAGCCGCAGTGGGCATACATCTGGGAGTACGGATTCCAGGGCGAGAAGACGCGCCAGAGGACTCCGGTCGAGCTCACCAAACGCGAATTTGAGCACTGGATCGACGAGGACCCGCGGTCGGTGTTCCTGGGTACATCCGCACCGATCGAAGCGACCAGGATCGATCGCAACCGAGTTCCTCTGACGGATCCACGATTCAAGCTGCGACCGGAGGTGCCCGAATTCGATGCACCGACCGACGCCGAGCTGCGCACTCTGTGGCGCGAGTACACGGACCTTCAGGTGCGGTGGTTAATCCTCGAAATCCGTGCGCTGAGGAAGTCACTCGAGCGCATCGAGGACTGGTACCTCTACACCGACAAGAACGTCGCGAACAAAGGCGACCTTGCCGGCGCGCAGGGCCAGTTGTATCGGCTGATGCATCTGCTGCGCGACGAGATGCGGCGGGCCGGGATGCGGTAGTCCGGGGCTTTACGGGGCTCGGACGATCGCGCGATAGCGACGCACCTGTGGCATTCTGAACGTTCGTCGCACTGGAGGCCGATATGCGCACAATTGCGGAAGAATTCAGCGATTCCGACGACGACTGGTTTGGCTTCGCCTCAGCGCAAGACCGGAAGGACGGCCATTCGCTGCGGGCGTACCTGCTGCGCTACGCGGACCGCATCCCGGAACACCATGTCGTCGTGAACGTCGAGCTGGTGCTACGCACAGAGTATCCGCCTCGCGGCATTCGTCCGCCGTACCTGAGCGTCATCCATTTCGATCCGGGGCACTCGACCGACTTGCCGCTCACGTGGAAGCGCAATATCGAGGAACTCCGGTTCGATTCCATGACGACGTACGTCGAATGCGGATACGACATTTTCGACTCGTTCAGCGACATCACGATGGATCTGACGGCGCGCGGGTTCTACATCGAACCGCTCAACTAGCCCCCGACCGAGCGCCTGAGCGCCTTCACTTCGGCGCCGTCAGCGCGTCGTAGTCGCGCTCGCACTGCTGGCCGGCGATGCGGGCGCGGTCAGCGTATTCTGCCAGCTCGCCCGCGCGCTCGTCAGCCCGGCCGAGCACGTCGGCAAGCAGATCGAGGGCGTCGCCGGTTGCCGGGCCTCCGGCGGCAGCGGCGGGATGGCGGGCGGCGGCGACAAGCTGGTCGACGCGCTGCTGCAGGCTGCCAGCGGCAGCGCGAGCAGCAAAAGCATCCGCAAGCGCGGCAGTTCGTTGTTGGTTCGCATCTTTCGCAATCTCCGATTGGGCCGCGGTGCGGCGTTGTTCTTCCGTGCGCGCGGCCGCGACGGCGTCGAGCTGCGCCTTCTGCGCCGCGGCGGCCGTCGTACGCACGCCGTCGGCATGCCCCCTGAAGTAGCCGCCGGCCAGGCCGACGACAGCCGCCACGATGACGGCGAGCCAGACACGAGGATCGAACCAGGTCATTTCCGTTCCTTCGCATGCAGCTGCTTCATCTCGTCCGGCGAGTAGACGAAGCCCGGCAGCAGGAACGCCTGGACGCTCCAGACCGGGTCGCTTTCCTCGTGCCGGCCGTGACCCTTGCCCCGGTGATGGAGCGCGCACAGCAGCAGTTGGTTGTAGGTCGAGTCGACGAATGCCTCCGGCCGGGCCGGGTCGAACGCCTCCCAGTCGAATCCTTGCGTCAGCTTGATCACGTCCCAGATCGGGTGCTGGCGCGGGATCGGCACGGTCCGCTGCAGCTTGTGGCTGAACATCGTGTCGACCTGGTTAAGCGCGACGCCGCGGATCCACTTCCAGTCGATCGCGTGCGAGAACGCCCACTCGAAGAATCGGTGATGCGACTCGACGGCCTGGTCGTCGCCGCATACCGCGCAGACGTAGCCGCCGGCCGCCTTCATCTCGCGCTTGCTCGCGCGGAACGTCGGCGACTCGGTGCGCGGCTCGTGATCCGGGTAGAAGACGTCCTCGGAAAGCGTGCGCCGCGTTTCGTGAGATTCCTCAACATCCATAAAACCTCCAGGCAATAAAAAAGCCCCCGGGGATGCCGGGGGCCACGTAACAACGTCGGAACCAATCAGTGATGTGCGGAGCCGCGGTTCTCGCGATTGGTATATCCGGATGCTCGCCGCATCCGGCCTTGATCGCGCGGCACCAGCTCTCCGAGCCGCGTGAGCCCGCGCATCGTAATGCGCACCTGCTCGCTGACGCGCTCGTCGCCAGTCACTCGATCGGTGTAGGGGGTGCTCTTGTGAACCAGATAGCCAGCCTGCTGCTTGTCGTGATACGCGAGCCACCCAGACTTGCCGGCGCGATGGTAGATCCAACCATTCGCGCTCAGCCACGCCGTCAGCTTGCTCGGTTGCATCTGGAGCGAACTGGCAGCATCGCGGATACACATCGATCCTTCGGCGTCGGAAATCCGCTCGTACGTCTCGACCTTCGGCGCCGCAATTGCGAGTGCCTCTTCAGCCTTCGCCTTCTGGTCGGCCAAATCGGCCGCGAGGCGAAGTGCTTCGGGCAGCGTCTTGGGCAATGCGGCTGCGCCGCTTTCCAGTTCCTGCCACCGGTCCACCAGCCGGGCCGTGAACTGCGGCGAAAGCTGTGCGACCACGACGATGCTGTCGCGCTTCCCGCGTTCGCCGATGAACAGGTACTGCTGCGTGGTGTAGGTCCGGTTGTTGCCGCCGGTTTCTTGCACTTCCTCAATTTGAGGGCGTGCGATAACGCCTTGATTCACAAGGGCTCCGATGGTTCGCTTCACGTTGTCGTGGCGCTTCTCGACCAGGTCGGCAATTTCCTGGCTGGTCATCCGGAGCGCGGCATCCGAGCCGCCGAAGATAAGCGCGTTCATCAGTGCACCTCCCGGCTGACCGACAGCACGTCCGCGCAGCCCGCGTCGAACAGGTCTTCGGTGTTCTCGGCGACGAACTGGCCGAGTGCCGCGAGGTCAATGGCAACCTTCGAGGACTCGCCGGCCGTGGCCTTGATTGCGACGAAAAGCGCGTGCATGTAACGAAGGTGGTTGTCCATCATGCTCGACAGGTCGACCACGCGCCGTTCAAGCGGCCGGGATTGCTGAACCTTGTCATTACCCGATGTAGTGCTATCATGTCTCATGACCATTGTTCCTTACCAAGGGGTTCACTGCGTCACTAACGCCCGACCGGTTGCCGCCGGCCGGGCGTTTTCCGTTTGGAGGCTCAAAATCAACCTCGCGTTGATCTCCGCGCTCAAGCTGCGGAAATTCCTCTGCGCCGCCTCCTCCAGCACGCCTTTCATTTCCTCCGGCATGCGAATGTTCACCTGCGGCATCGATCTGGCACCTTTCATCAGACCTCCAGTTTGTAAACACCGTGCACACATCATAGTAGCCATTTGATATGATCGCAAGTGGCTATCATGGAAAAAATATCAAATGGCTAGTATTGTCCGCCCCATGAGCAAAGACACCAAAGCCCCGAGCCGTAGCGCCGACCAGTTTGTCGTGCGCTTACCGGACGGAATGCGCGAGCACATCGCAGAGCAAGCGAGGAAGAACAATCGATCGATGAACGCCGAGATCGTCGCTCGGCTCGAATTCAGCCTCGATCCGAACAACGACCCTGAGCGCATTGCGGCGCTCGATCAGGTTGCCGAGTACACAAAACGAGTACTGGAAGCGACCGACGGTGAAATCGCGGCAATGAGGCGACTAGTCGACGCACAAGAGGCGATGCTTTCCGTTACCGGCGGCTATTTGAAAGCAATGGCGGAAAGAGTGCCTCAGTCGGAAAACGAAGTGTCGAACGAACTTGTAGCCCTCATGGCAAACCTCGGATCCGCCTTGGCGGAATACGAAATCGAAGATGCGATTGCAGCCGTGCGACGGATGTCGGAACTCGGCACTACGTTGGGCATCCTGGAAAAAGATCCCGAGACCGGTAAATACAGGCGAACTGCTCTGGGCGAGAAAGTCCACGACACCCCTCGAACGTTGAAACGATCCGAAGATCAAGAAAAGTCGGCTGCTCCTCCTAAGCGACGTATGAATACACGACGACGCCCCTCCGAATAATCTGTCATAGGCCGCGCTCGCAGAGGGCACGCTCTTCAGCGCGACGTTTCACCAGACCCGGCAGCACGCGGCCGCCGGCGGTCACCCACTGCGGCCGGCCGTTGTCCGCCTCGTTCAGCGCGCGGCACGCGCCCTTCCAGTCGCCGGCGTTGAACCTCTTCGCCGTCGTGCTGCCGCAGTACGCCCCCGCGCCAACGTTGTAGGCGAAGCTCACCGCTGCCGCGAGCTGGTAGGTGTGCCCCTTCAGGACCGGCGTGCACTTCAGCACCGGATCGGCGTGCTCGATCAGCCGTTGTTCGAGGCGCGTGCGGCACTCTTCCGGCGTGAAGCGCTGGCCGGCGTGCACATCCTTCGTGTCGCCGTTGCACGCTGTGACGATCCCGATCGGGTCGGGCCGCGCGACGAGTTCGAGCCCCTCGAACTTCGGGACCATGGAAAAAAGAAGGGCTGCCGCAGCAGCCCCCACCACACCCGCCAGTGTCTTCTTCGGTACGTTAGCCATCGAGCAATGCCCTCTTCCCCTTGTTCTTGACCAGGTAGTACGCCTGCAGCCCGATATACGCGATCGTCGCGACGGCTACCCACCAGTTGATGTCGTGGCCGGTCAGCCACAGCCAGAAATTGCTTCCCACCGCCGGCGCCGCCTTGGCAGCACTCACCGCGAGATCGTTCTTCATCGATTCCCCGTAAACGAAAAAACCGCCTGGATGAGAAGGCGGCCTGCTATTCACCAACCAACTTGTAGCTTGCATTTCTCACACTGCAAATTAGAATCTCTCCGTTTGTTCATAAAACCACCAAAGGACCAACATGCAGGATAAATTCGTTAATCTACTGCCCGGGGTTCCGGCGGTGGAATCACCATTCTTCGAGAAGATATTCTCCAACCCGTCTATCGATAGCGAAACGCGGCGAATCGCAGCACAGTTGAACGAAAAGGGATATGCGATCATCGATTTCCCGGACGCTGAGTTTTCAAGCGTGGCCGATCGAATCAAGGCGAATCTTCGCGATGGGTACAACTGGCAGTATTGGATGGAGCGCGGCTATGAAGTCGGAGACGGCCTCCGTATTCAAGACGCGTGGACGTTCGACGCAGACGTCAAACGAATCGCCACGAACGAGCACATCATCAAGCTCCTGTCGACGTTGTTTGGTCGCCAGGCATGGCCGTTCCAAACGCTGAATTTCCCGGTCGGGACGCAGCAGCATATGCATACCGACTCGGTGCACTTCAGCTCTGCGCCGGAGCGCTTTATGTGCGGGGTGTGGACCGCCCTCGAAGACATCGGCCCCGATGCGGGCCCCCTTCTTTACTATCCGGGCAGTCACAAATGGCCGATTTTTACGAATGAACACATCGGCATTTGCGCAACGGACTTCGGTCAGAAGCCGAATCAATCCGTGTACGAGCCGATGTGGCGCGCGCTCGTCGATGCTCATGGCATAAAGCCGGAGACGTTCCACGCGAAGAAAGGTCAAGCACTCATCTGGCTAGCGAACCTCCTGCACGGTGGAAACAAACAGCGGGACAAATCGAAAACCAGATGGTCGCAGGTGACGCACTACTACTTCGAGGACTGCGCGTATTACACGCCCATGTGGTCAGATCCGTTCTACGGCACCATCGCGTTCCGCGAACTTCCGAACGTCATGACGGGAGAGATCACCCGAAATGCGTACCTCGGCAGACAGATTCCGATCGAAACGGTTGGCTCCGCACACATCACCCGGAGCCTTCCGGCCGATTTCGACCCAGAACAGTATTTGTCGGCCAATCCTGACGTCCGCGCTGCCGGAGTCGATCCAGCTACGCATTACCTGTCACACGGCTGGCGCGAGATGAGAAGTCTCCGCCCGTAACTGAATCAAGCGGCGGGAGCGGAGAATCCGCTCCCATCGTATAGGTATCCGATACCTACGGCATCCCCATCGCTAATGGGAATGGCTTCCGCATCGGGCGGGGGCTGCCAGACGCTTACATCCCCGTCCCAAACGATAATATTGGTAACCAAACCGCCTTCCACGATTGCATAGTTCATCGAGATCACCATTCGATAACAGCAAAACCCTGAGCACCGGATCCACCAGGAGCTCCGGTCGAGGAGCTTGTAGTGGTATTCCCACCCGCATAGTTGCCCCCAGCTCCGCCTCCCCCAGCGCCATATCCGTTTGCCGATTGACCAGGAAGCATTGCAGCCCCTGTTAGACTTCCGCGCCCCCCCGGTCCTCCACCACCAAACGGACCAGACGCCCCGATACCACCACTAGCCCCGATCCCAACCGGTCCCGTGTCTTGACCGTACGGCGCCGATGGGTATCCGCTTCCACCGTTCCCGCCAGCGGTGTAGCTCGAATAGGTGGCCGCATTGCCCGGGCTACCGCCAGTCCCTCCACCAAGACTGATCAATGTGCCCGATGATGACCCTACGATCGTCGTCGCGCCACCAGCAATCCCAGAGGAATTCGTTGCGCCGCCAGTACCAGCGGCGCCAATCGTGACCGTCAACGTTTCACCTGGCACGACGGTTACTCGCCGCCGAATCTCGGGCTGTCCCGCTGCACCACCGCCGCCTCCGGACACGATATTCGGATTTCCAACCGTTGCAGTTCCTCCACCGCCGCCCCCAGCAGCACATCCGCTCACGTAAAGAGTCGTGACACCAGTAGGCACAGTGAACGTGCCGCTGGAAGTGAATCGAGATACGCCCTTTCCAGAATACAGACCGTTCATCACGAAAGTCGTCGTCGCGAGCTTCGTGCTGTTGTCTCCAGCCCCTGCGGTAGTACCGGTGGTGTTCGGCCCAAGCGTGATAGCTTCATTCGAAACAATCCACGACCCGCCCGTGACATCCCATTCATTGCCGCTTCGGTTCGTGAGTTCGACCGTGTCGTTTGCGTTCAACGTCAAAGTCGTATTCGACGAACCCATCCCAGCGCCAGGAGCATAAATAAAGGCACCACCTACAGCTTGGATGGTGTACGTGGCACCTACCGCTCCTTGCGCATAGAAGCGGATCGTAGAACCGGGCTGCGCCCCGTTACCAGGCGGCAAAGTGATCGTGCACGATGACCCACTGATCTGAATCGCTGAGCCGAATGCAGTTGCGTCGAGCGTCGTATTGGTGCTTTGTACGAGCTTGATGCCCGAGAAGCTGCCGAGCGCCCGCTGAACGAAGGCCGTCGTCGCGAGTCTCGTGCTGTTGTCAAACTGCGGCTGGGTTTTCCAGCCCGGCCCGCTCATCACACCGGACGCCAGAAGCGACATCGAACCGCCAAACATCACCCACACACCCGACGAAACCAAGGTGACCGTGTCGCCGGGATTGAGTACGAGCGTGTTCGATGTAGTCCCGTTGAAAATCGTATCCGACCCAGCCCCGACCAACGTGTACGCGGTCGACCCGATGTTCGAGAATCGAATCGCCGCGCCGTTTATCCCCGAGGAAAGCGGCGGCAAGGTCACGTTGTACGGCGAACCTCCGAAGAGCGTATATGCGTTGCCCCATGCATTTGCGTTAAGCGTCGTTGCCGCACTGAGCCCGATCTGATTCCGGAAATTACCGAGCGCACCTTGAACGAAGGCGGTCGTCGCTTGCTTGGTAGTGCTGTCGAACTGCGCGGCTGTAATGCCTGCTGCATTGAGCGCCACTACGAAGTTAGCCAATAGCGTCGCCGTGGTGCCATCGTCGACCGAGTTCTGCCCGGAATAGTTTGCCGCGAACTGCGCAAGCACGGCGGCCATGATCGAGCTCTGGCGCCACACCTTGTTGAGCTGCGCCGACAGCGCGGTACCGGACTGAAATCCCGATAGACGGGCCGACAGCGCCGCGTACGTCGCCTGGTCGATAACGTTCGGGGAACTGCCTCCGCCGAACACGAGAAAATCGTTCGTTGCCATCAATGCTCCGAGCATAAAAAAAGCCACCCGAAGGTGGCTTGAAGACAAATCCGATTGGCGGTTAGACGGGCCTGCTCCAGGCTCCGACGTCGAACCCGGACACGAGCTGATTGCTCATGTCGAATCCAAACAGGGGCGATCCGTCGACGGTCGTGACGATCGTGTAGTTAACCCGAACACCCTCGGGCTTCAGGGGGATGTATCCGCCGGAAAGCAGTGCGAGGAACGTCGCCGGCGGCACCTTTCCGGCGATGCCGATTGTCATCGACATGTCTTGGTGGTCCTCAATGAACACGTGCGTGTCCGCATCGAAGATGCTGTTCAGGATCGCAGCACTCTGCTCGAGCGTCCCGTCCCAGTGGTTCGCGCCGATCTTCGCGCGGATGACCAGTCGGTACGTGTCGTCGTCGAGCACCGTGAGCCCCGTATCTGGGTCGAACGGCCCCTTCCAAGTGCCTTGATCGAAGCCAAGGCCCGCGATATCGAACGAGAAATAGATGCCCGTCAGTGGCGTGCGAATCTTCCGCGACACGCCGACCCACAAACCGACCGTATCGAGCTGGTCACCAACGGCGACGTCCAGGTCGAACTTGCCGGGCATGCTCTCGATCAGGTTCATCTGGTCGACGAGAGACTGCACAAGCGCGCTGACTGTCGCCATGAACCGCGGCTTGTCGCTGTGCTCGGACGTGATCAGCCCGGTGTATTCGGTAAGGTCAGCCATCAGGTCACCACCAGCGTCACGTTCGCAGGCGCGCACGACGCCGCTTCGTTGAACAGCAGCGCGACATCCGGCGTGCCGGCTCCACGCGGCCCAGTGAGCGTTAGCCCAGACAGCTTGAACGTCACCCCACCGCCGACGCTGTTCGCTGCGGTCAGGGCGTCACCCCATTCGACACTACCAGATAGTCCGCCGCCGATCTGCACGCCGTTGATGTAGTCCGACACGGCCTGTTGGATCTGCTGGCCCGTCTGACTGGTGTAGCCGGTGAGCGCCTTGATCGTTACGGTAGCCGCAGTCGGAGCGGACGCCGGCCGGAAGAAATTGATCGTGATCGGCCGGCCGTAGATGTCCGCGACGACGATCGACGTCGTGCCGAACGTGCCAGCGCCCGGGGTCTTCTTCGCCGCGATGGCGTTCGCGATCGCTGTCGCGTCCCCACCCTCGACGACGAGCGAAATCGAGTGCGACGGAATACCGTTGGCGTCGGTCGCGCTCGTGTCGTTTTCGTAGGCGGCATACCGGGTGACGCCCGGAACGTTCGCGACAGCGCCGATGATGCCGTCGAGTACCGTGAGCGATGGTAGTGCAGTCGACACCGTCTGCCGCTGACGCAGCACTGCGTCGGATTCGACTGGAGCACCCTCGGCCGCATCGGCCGGGTTCGTCACCGACTGCCAGCCAAGCGCCGGCGTCGCGATCTGGTTGATCGTGCCTGCGCGCGCTGAGATGTCGCCGATCGTCGCGCATGTGGCCGTGACCGTGATCGAGCCGCTCGGCGGAATCGTCACCGTTGCCGGCAGCATCCATTGCACACCGTTCGCGTCCTTCGCCGCGCCGTTCGTGATCGTCTTGCCAGCCTGCCCGACCAGTACTAGGTCGGCGCTCGAGTACGACGCGACCTTGCGCGCGATGCCGTTGATCTTGACGTTGCTCGACAGCGCGTCGCCCTGCGCCGTCGCGGGGCTGAACGACCGGTAGATCGCGATCGCAACCGAGTTGACATCGCTGATCGCCTTCGCGAACACGCCGAGCAGTTGACCGTCTTGGCTGTCCGGTTCCAGGTATGTGTCGGCGCCGTAGATCGAGCGGTACTGATCCTGCAGGAACGCGAGCACGTCAGCGTACGTCGGCGCGGTGATGCCGTTCGCGTCGATGGTGGGTGCGAGGGTCGTGATAGTCACAATGTCGCCTGTACCGTGGTGGTGCCGTAGATGGTGTCGATCGTCGCGGTGACGGTCAGTACGCGCGTCTCGGGATCGGCCGAGCTCGAGTAGCTTGTGAGCTCGGTCACGCCCTGCGTGCCGAGGACGCACTGACGGATCGATGCGTCGTACTTGCCGCTCGTGTACTTGCCGAGCACGTCGGTAGCCCAAGGCATGCCCGCCGTCGTGTCCAGAAACCATTCGCCGCGCAGCAAGCGCAGGCGCGTCAGCACGGCCTGAGCGACCGTCTCGGGCGTGTTCACGAGGAAGTCGGCCGCGCCGCCGCCGAAGACGTAGTCGCCGTCAGCGTCGAGTTTTCGGTATCGCATGGGAGTCTCAGTTGACTGGGCCGGTGTTGCCGCCCTGCGCATCCGGGTGCGTATGCGTGTCGTCGACGCGTTTGCCGTTCGCCGTGATCTGGCCGATCACGTTGAGGATGCCGTTGAACACCGCGGCGGCACCGCTCGCCGCGCTGCCGACCATGCCACCGACGAACGTCAGCAGCCCGGTGATCGTCACGGCCGCCGAGAACGTCGACAGCGGCGCGACGACATCGAAGCCGCCCGGCGCGACGATCTTGACCTTCTGCAGCGTCGGGTTCAGGTCGATGTACGTCGCGCCGTCGTCGCTGCGCAGCTGCGTCGAACTGCCGCTGACGCCAGCGAGAGCGCGCGGCCGCGATCGAAAGCCGAGCAGCACGAATCCATCCGACAGATCGTGCATGCGCAGCTCCGCCTGCTCCTGCACGCCGCCCGACTGCCACCAGGCGTCTATGCAGCGCGAGGCGAACACGACGAGGCACTCGTCACCGCGCGCTACCGGGAACGTCAACGTACAATTTCCTCCAGCGGGGAACTGGACCGGGCAGTCGACCAGGAGCGGAAGCGCGACGCTCTGGATCGTTCCGTCGATGCCGCGCACCTGCGCCTTGATGGCCGGCTGGACGCTGCAGGTCGGCGGCCGGTCGGCCGAGCTTTCGAACGACTGGATGATGCCGGGCAAAGCTGTCCAGATGCCCGCGCGCACGCCGTCGAACGCTTCACGCAGGGCAACCTCCGGGTCGCCTACCCTTTCACGTCTATCCATGGACTCGATATGAAACTGTTTGTTGCAGCCGTGCTGGCAATGACTGCCTGCTACGTTCAAGCCGCTGACGTTGAGGATTTGATCGCGAAGAATCGAGCGTTCGCGGCCGAACAGAATGAGGTACCGAAATGGAAAATCGCTCAGGAGCAGGAAGACGCAGCTATCCGCGCGAGATCATTTGACCGCTCAACTATTGGACAGTCGGCCTACGTTTTCGCGAAAACAGTCGATGACACGATCCCTCGCTCGGCAATGAGCTCGATCCTATACAGGAACATGCCGTGTCGCCTGCCTATCACCGATGCGCCCAACATGCGGGCGGCCGAATCGTTATATGGTCGAGCTCTCGTCGCCGCATGCTGGGGAAAAGTGCTCAGCCCCGCCAATGATTCCGTTCTAATCGTCACGAAGTTCGGAAACAGTCGACAAGATTCACTGATCAACTACGCAGAGGTGAAAATTCTCGACGACGGCTCAGGAAAGTTCGTGAAACGCGCGATCACTCCGGACGAAATCAGCAAAAGAATTTCGCAGTATCAGAAGGAACTTCGTTAGCCGAACCGCTTGATCACGTCGGCGGACGGCACCGCCGCCTTGTCCCTGAACGAATCGGGTAGCACGGTGACATCGGCCGCGAGGCAGGTCACGTTCGTGTACCACTCTTCGCCGCGCGTATCGCCACTGACTTCCGCGAGCATCACGTAGTAGAAGCCGTCGTCCTGCAGCTTCGCCTGCATCTCGATCCGCTCGTTCTCGGCCTGCTGGCCAACGTTCAGGCTGTATTCGTACTGCTGGATACTCGCGTTGTCGAGACAGATTAGTCGGCCGATCTTCACGCTCGGGTTCAGCAGCATCTTCACCTCGATGCCGTTCGCGGTCTGCTGCGGCAGACCGACCATGCCGGTATCCGACGTGATCACCGGAATGTCGCCGGGCATGTACGCGGTCTCCGGCACCAGCACGACCTTACCGTCCTGGATGCTCCAGACGGTCTGAGTGGTCCGTGCGGTCCATCTCATGAAGTCCCGCGCCATGCCGAACATCACCTTGCCTCGGGGCAGTGGGTTCGACGGCAGTTCGGGCAGATAGCCCTGCTGCACGCCATACTGGTTCATCGCAGTACACGCGGCCGCCACGTGGTCGGCCGGCGTTGAACCGGCCGCGAGCGTCGTGTTGACCACGGCGAAGTTGTACGCCGAGTCGCCATCCGCTGCCGTGATGTCGAGGAACGTGTCAGTCTGGCTTTCGCGCCCGCGCCGCACCTGCTTGATCTGGCCGTCGAATATGATCCCGTAGCTGCCTTCGTAGCCGGCCTGCAGCACAACGCGCGTGAATTCCTTCTGTGCGCGCCGGGCCGTGGTCGTCGACACGTTGTACACGCGAATCCGCGCCGAGTTCGGCGTCTGCAGGTCGCCTCGCTGCACGCGGAACACAATCCGAAGCTCGGACAGGTCGAGCGCTTCGCCACTGTCAAAGCCGATGATCAGCGATACCTTCCGGCCGAACTGCTGAACGCTCATTGATCCGTCACCCAGAAAACATGCGATCCGATACCGAGATCCTCGTACGTCGGAACGTCGTCTGGATCAGCGGCGCCCTGCACCCACAGCCGCCCTTGGAACCCCAGGTGCTTGTACTGGCCGAGCAGGTCAATGCCAGTCACCAACGGCAGGCCGGACACCAGCGGGTTGTCCTGCGCGTCCGCGACGTCGAGCACCCACCCCGCGCCGCCGGCCTTGCGGTACTGGACGGTCAGGCGGAAGTCGGTCCCGCTCAACGTCACGGTGAAGCGCTCCGGGCGCGGGGAAAAGGGAATCTCGAAGAAGCTCGGCATCACATACTCCCCGGCGGTACCGCGCCGCCCGGCGCTGGCGTCGCCGGCATGGCGGCCTTCGTGCCCCCGTTGCCCGTCTCGGCCGTCGACGCGGGATCGGCTTGGTTCTCGCGCGGCGGCAGCTTCGTCACCTGCGTCGACACGATGCGGATCTGCTTGAGCGTCGCCGTCAGGATCAGCGCGCTCGACGTCTTCTCATCAACCGTGAGCCGCAGCCCCTGCAGAAGCATGCTCTGGTAGGTCCGGCGGCTGGTCGTGACGTCGACCGGCGAGCGCGCCTGCTGCAGCGCCAGCAACTGCGAGTAGATCGCGTTGACGTACTGCGCCGACGGGAGGCCGCCGCCGTCGAACGTCGCCTCTGCCGCTCCGAGCAGTGCTTCATAGTCGGCGTTGCTCCAGCCGCACCGCATCGAGAGATCCGGCTGACGCTTGAAAGCGTGATCGGTGATCTGCGCCCCTTGCTCAACCGGATGCTCGGTAATTGTGAGCTCGTCGTTGTACACCTCTTCGATCGCGACCTGCACCGTGATGCTGCCGATCTTCTTCGGCGAGATCATGATCATGTCGAGGATCATGCAATCACCCCCTGCAGGTTGCGGACCATGTCGGCATTCACCGCCCGCTGCTCGCGCTCGACCGCGCGGCCGGCCGCCGAAGGATCGCTAGCGCCAGTCACATGGATCTGCGTGGACTGGTGCAGTTCGACCTTCGCCTCGCCACCGCGCGCTGCCGGTTGTGCGACCAGCGCCGCCGGCGGCTGGTAAGTCGCGCGAGTATTTCGCAGCGCGGCCGCCATCTCAGCGGCCGTGATGCTCGCACGGTTGTTGCCCTTGCCCGCGTAGTAGCTGCGTCCGGTATCCGGGTCTGCGACGCTCGCCCACTCGCGCGACGCCGCGCGCAGAGCGCCGCGCAGGTCGTCGCTACGCCCTTCGACGTAGTCGGCGATCGCACGACGCTTGTTGCGCACGAGGTACTGCTCGAAGATCCGGTCCTGCAGCTTCCGGTCGAACATCTCGGACCCGTTCAGCTTCAACCCGCGCGCAGCCTCGGCCAATGTGCTGCCGATGATCTGGTAGCGGCCCGCCGCGTTGAACTGTCCCGCGCGCTGCGCAGCCATGACCTGCGCAAGTGTCATGCCCTCGAGGTTCTCGGTGCCGGCACGGTAACCGCCGCGCGCGCCGCGGTTCACGCTGTTGTAGTCTCCCTCTCCGCGCGCGATCAGCTTGCCGAACGCTGTGTCGGCCAGTTGACCGAGACGGCCAACGAGACCGCCGTCGCCAGGAGCTGCAACACGCTCTGTCCATGACGCCGGTGCCGAAGTAGGCCGCGTCGTAGGATTCTGCGGACCGGTGGTTTGCGACGCCGGTACCGAACGTTTTTCGCCAGGCTGCGCGGGAGTCGACTGCTGTTCAGCGCGTGGCGGTGTCAGCTTCGCGCCGCCCCCGTCCTTCACGCTGTCGATTTCCTCCTGCGTGTAGCCGCCGGTCGCTTCCAAACCACGCCGATCCTTACCGGTCAGCACGTCCCAGAGCGAGCGGTACTTCCCGCCAGACAATTGCGTGATCAAGCCGTCGACCTTGTCGCGCACCGCGTCGCCGATCTTCCAGCCTGCAAACGCAGCTCCGACGGCCGCCACTGCCGTCGCGAGGCTGCCAAGCACGGAAAGCAATCCGCCACCGGCTGCGGATGCGGCAGTCGTGGCCGTGCCGGCCGCGCGCAGTGCCGCGACCATCTTCCAGATGCCGCCAGCGATCCGAAACACGCCGAGGGCATTCAGTGCTACACCTAGCAGCAGGATTTTCGTCGACCAGCCGTTCGTACCGTGGTCGAGCTCGACGAACTTGTCCGCAAGCCATGCCAGCGGCGGCCCCATCGCCGCGGCCGCCTTCACGACCGCGTTGGCGATGTCCGTGACCCGGTTCGCGATCTCATCGCCGTGCTCATCCATCCAACGCTGGAACCGTTCGAGCTGGGGGCCGATCTTCTGCAGCATCGCGCCCTCGACGCGAATGCCAAGGTTCTCAAACGACGTGCCGAGGCCACGCAGCTGCGTCATGAAGCGATGCGAGTCGTCGGCCGCCTTGTCCAGCCCGGTCGACTTCGACATCTCGCGGTACTGCGCCAGGAGCTTCTCGAAGTCCCCGTTGCGCATAGCGAGCATCAGGTTCTCGTCGATACCGAGAATGTTGCCGTACTGGCTCGCGAGCCACGTTGGCTCGTTCGCCAGCGACTTCCCGAGGTCGGACATGATGTCGACCGTGTCGCGCAGCTCGCCGTTTGCGTTGCGCGTCTGCACGCCGAGCGTCGCGAGATAGCCCTCGCCCGCCGGGTTGTTGCGCAGGAAGCGCGCAAGGTTCTCGATCGTGCCGGTCGCCGCCTCCGCCGAGACGCCCATGTTCCGTGCGGCGAATTCGAAGCCGCGCAGGTTGGTCGCCGACGCGCCGGTCCGCTGAGACACGAAGTACAGGCGCTCGAGCTTCGACGCGAATGCCGCGACGCCGGCGCTCACGGTGAGCGCGGCGCCGGACACCGTGGCGATCAGCTGCTTGACGCCCTTTGTCGTCCCTTCGACGCCTTCCTTGAAGTTCTTCAGGCCCTTCTCGTCGACCTTGAAGCCGAGCGCGACCAGGAACTCGCGGATGACGACCGAATCAGCCATTTTCTCTTTCCATCTTGCGGCGGTACGCCGCTTCGTTGTCCGCCCGGACGGCGAGTGAATCGTTCATGAGCGCGACGTCGGCCAAGCCGAGCGTCCCGTCGAGCAGCGACTCGTACCGACACATCTGCGCATGTACGGGCGCGAGCAGCCAATCCTCACCGCCGGGCAGCGTGCGGATCCAGCCTACGTCGCCGCCGGGCTGCTCGCTTGGCTGGTAAGCAGCCCGCTGATAAAAGGGCCGAGGTTTGCCACCACCACGCGCACGACCAGCGGCAGCATCACGTCGATGCCGATGTCGTCGAACATCGACGTCTTGTGCGCGACGTTCCAGACCTTCGCCCAGCCGGTCCCCTGCCACCGCTCGACGACCGACAGGCACGTGCCGAAGACGTATTCGGCGTCCTCGTCCTTCAGGCCGGCCAGCGCGTCGGCGAATGGCTGCAGCACCGGCGCGATTGCGTCGACCAGCGACAGCAGCTCGCGCGAGCGGTCGGCCTCGGGTGCCGGCGAGCCGTCGCCTGACACTTCCGTGCCACCGGCAGCTCCCGCGAGAGCCGCGAGCGCGGCGTTCGCGCGCGCCTGCTCGCGGGCCACGTCGGCCTGCTCGAGCTCGGCATAGAACTTCATCAGCACCGGGATCATCGGCGGGATGATCGGTGCGATGCGCCGCGACACGTGGAACTGCTGCATCGCGCTCAGCTTGCCGATCACGTACCGCGTGTCGTTGAGTTGAACTTCGGTCGCCATGCTCAGTACGTCCCGAGGATGTTATCGATCTTGATCGAGTCGAAGACCCATTCGACGATGTCGCCGTCCTTCGCGTACTTCAGGTCTGGAGCCTTCTTGAACGCGCAGCTGCGCGCGGTCAGCACGTCACCGGCCGCCGTCTGCCGAACCTCGATCAGGTTCTTGCCCCACAGGCGACTGTCGAGCGACTGCGCGTCGTAGAGCGCCATCAGCTTCGCGTTGATCGGCGCGGTCTTTAGGTAGCGCAGCGTGACCTGCCCGGACTTGTCGGCATGCAGGCTATGCATGCCTTCGCCGTCCGAGCCGATCGTCATCGTGTTCTTGTCGCCCGCGCGAGCGATCGTGATGCCTTCTTCCGCAGTCGCTTCGCCGTAGCCGAGCGAGAACGCGCCGCCCGGGCCGACGATCGTCGCCGCGACGTCCTGAAAGCTGTAAGTCGTCATGTTGAGATGCCCCTGTTAGCGGTTGACGTTGACGAGGATGTCGACACTGTGGATCGCGCCGGCTTCCTTCGCTGCGACCTGGAACGTGACCGACTTGCGTGCCTCCCGGTCGGCCTGCGACTGCGTCGCGATCGGCGGTGCATAGACGTAGTAGCCCTGGGCCAGCGTGTCGCCCTGATTCAGCGCGCCGAAGCCGGCCGAATTCCAGACGCCCGCCGCGAGGTAGCCGTTGTTCACCGCCGCCTCGCAGGCCGCGGAGATCGTGGCCGCGATCGTGGCGTTGCCACCGTCCGTCTGCGGGATCTTCGTCGGGCTCTGGTACAGCAGGTTGTAGACGTCCGTCTCGATCCGGTTGCGGAACCAGATCGCGTTGTAGACGGAGTCGGCGAACAGGCCGCTCGGCGTCACGCCGTACTGGATGATCGACGTGTTGTTGCTGTAGTTGACGAAGACGTTGCAGTTCTTCGCTTGCACCGTGTTCGCTTGGGTGCTGGTCAGCTGTTCCGCGGCGACGCTCGGCTCCTGCTTGAACATGAGCGTGATCGTCGTGTTGTTGCCGTTGAAGTTCACCGTCAGCAGCCTGCCGAGCAGAGACGACACCGCATACGGCGTCGCGCTGGAGTACTGCACGATGGAGTACTTCAGATTCAGTGCCTTCAGCTTGCTCGCGATGTCGGTCGACACCGTCGAGTCGAGCACCTGCGGGTTCTGCGTCGTGATGCCGTAGATATGGCGCTGATCGGCTTCAATGAGCGATGCGACAGCAATATGCTGTGCATCCGTGATCGACGCGTCAGCGAAATCGAGACCGAGGAACTGGTTCGCGAAGCGGTCGAGAAACACCGCGGCGGCGTCCACCGGCTGCTCGGGAGCGATGCCGGCGGCCGGCGTGCCGGCTAAGCTGCTGGTGAGGCCGAGCATCGACGAGACGTCCGTGCCACTGCCCGGTACGGTCGCATACCCGACGGTCGAACTGGTACCGGACGTGCTCGACGTCACCACGAACTGCGAGCCGTTCCACGCGATCGTCGCGCCGGTCAGCTTCGCGTTGATCACCGTCGCAACGCCGTTCAGGTTCGTCTGCGCGGAGAAGTCGAGCGCGGTGACTGTCTTCGCGTTGCCGTCGATCGTGATGTTGAAGGCACCCGTCGTGATCGCCTTCCAGGCGGTCATGTCCTGCTGCGCCGTCGACAGCACTCCGCCACGCAGCGACCCAGACGTCGCAGTCTTCGCCCACCGGCCGATCATCAACTGCTGCGGCTGCGGCACCTGGTTGAAATACAGCGCGGCCGCGAAGTACTCCGGCGTGTTCGTGCCGAAGTCGGACGTCACCTCGTCGATGCCGCCGTACGAGCGCGCGCGTTCGTTGGTGTCAATGATGGCTGACGGGCCGAGAATCAGCCCGGTGTTCATGTTCGCGCCCTGCGCCGCCAGCGCGGCGAGGTTGATCGTCACGTTGATCAGACGCGATACCGGCAATCCGTTGGACATGCTGGTCCCCTACGAGTGGATGTTTGAAACGCCGGCCACTGGCGTCGACGAGTCGGTCGTCGTCGCCACGGTGGCCGATTTGAGGTTGAGGACCGCGTAGGTCCGGGTGATCTTTCGGCGCAGTGTCACGGTCATGTCGTAGCGCCGCACCCATTGCTGGTTGACCAGGTCGGGCGCCGCTCGAATCAGGCCGACGCCGACGAACGCCATGTCCTGCAGTTGGAGTTGCTCGCGGTTCTGCGGGATCGCGAGCCCGTCAGCGAGCCGCTGCGCGTATCCCTTCGCGCGCGGGCCGTAGAACGTGCACATGACGTCGATGTCCTGGTGCCGGATGTAGGTGTCGTGCCCATCTCCAGTGCCGTCGTGCTGGATCGCCGGCCCTGCGTCCGGCTCTTGTTCCTGCACGCCGAACGCACACCAGTCGACGGAGGGCTCCGGCTGCTTCGGCACGGTCTGCTGCCAGCGCGGCCGCACGAGGTCAGGCGGCAGAGCCGTGATGCCCGCGATCAGGTCGTGGACCAGATCGTCAAGGGCATCGTCCTCGGCCGGCGGCGCATCGACGGCTGGCGCCAGATAACCGCCGGTCGAGCTGTCGTTCATGGGGTCATCCTGAGAGAGGCTTCAGGTCGCACGTCGCGCAAACGAAGCCGCGGCCGAAGTGCGAGTAGTCGTTCACGTTCACGACCGTGTAGGTGCGGCCCGCCCATACGACCTCGTCGGCGTCGTGGCCGACGCTGCCGTCTATCAGCCGGAACATCGTGTGCAGCGTGATCGAGCCGATGATTCGGCTGCCGTCCGCGTTGCGGTGCAGGATGTCGCCCTTGTCGCTCGTCACGACGGCGGCGAACGACGTCGACGCAGCGGTGTTCTGCGCGCGGCCGTGGCCGTCGACCGTTTGCGTCATGCGATTGCAGATCAGGCCCGTGTCCATGAAATCCGGATCGAGCAGGACCTCGGTTACGTCGAGGAAGGCCATATCGAGCGCACCAACGAAAAAGGGCCGCGCGTGGCGGCCCTTGGAGCTGGGAAACTGGAAACTACTTCTTGCGAACCACGTACGTGATCGCGTTGCGGTACTGGCCGGTGTCGACCAGCGTGTTCTCACGCGTGACGCCGCGGCGCCGGCGCGCGGCCAGCGTCGATTCGGCCAATTCGGGAGCGATGTTGCTGTTGATCTTCGCGCGCACGCCGTTTTGCCCGGCGAGACCGGCCAGCTTCAGCCTGCGCTCGACCTGTTCGAGATCGCCGTCGAGCGCCGCTTCGACGCCCTTCTGGAGCTGCGGCTCGAAATTCGGCCGCGCATCCTGCACGCCGGGCACCAGGTGCGGGCGCGCCGGTATGTTGTTGGCCGGCGAGCCGTTTTCCATGATGTAGCCGATCTCTGCGTTGCTGAGCGGTTCGCCCTCGTCCTTCCGGCCGGCAGTGCTATCGGGCACGCCGACCAGCACTTCCTTTTGCACCAGCCCGCTGATCGACTTCAGCACCTGGTCGAGGCGGTCGATTTTCATGCTGCCCATGGGATTCTCCCGATGGGCGGCGGTAGCATTACAGCTGGATGCCGCCCGAGCCCATCATTTGCGCGAGGCTGAGATAGCGAACGCCGTACATCGTGGCGTTCCAGAAGCCGCCGTCCTTGATGGCGACAGCCGCGGTGTCGTAGCTCGCGCTCACCTTGTCGACGGCCTTCGACGACTGCGGCCCGGTGACCTGCCCGGGCACGCCGCCGACTGCGGCCGTCTTCTGGTCCTTCAACGCGAGCGCGAGGTGGTGCGCGGTGACCAGCGCGACACCCAGATCCGTCAGCTCACGCCACCGGTCAGCATTGACGAGCGACACCGCGACGGTCATCCAAAACTGGACGAGCGAGTCGGGGTACGTCGTCGTATCGTTGAACTCGGGGAACGACTGTCGGAACTGGGCGATATCCACGTGTCACCTTGCCAAAATGCGGATGCCCGGCGCGCGCCTTCACGGCGCGGCGCCGGGAGGCCATTATGCCTTCTTCCCGCCGCCGGACTTCTGCGTCGCGCCGTCGGCTGCGCCGTCCTTCGCGGCCGCCGCGGCGTCCTTCTGGGCTGCCTCGAAGGCGGCCACTCGCGCGGCGAGATCCTGCACACCGGCCGCGACTGCCGCCTCATGCGCATCGAGCGCCGCCGCGCGTTCGTCCAGACCTTTGCTGAACGCCTCGAGCTCGACACGAAGCTTTTCGAGGCGGTCCGACTCGGCCTGGAGATCGGACTTCGCCGCGGCGAGCGCTGCAGCCTGATCGGTCGCGCCGCCTTGCGGGTCACCTACATCGCCGGATTTCTCCGGCAGCGGGCCCGTGTGCGCCTTCGCGTACCAGTGCTCGGCGATGAAGTCCTCGACCTCCTGCACACCGGCTTCGACTCGGCGGACGACCTCCTCGCCCTCGTGGAGCAACCGGATCGTGAACGCCGTCAGAACATTGATCTTCGCCATGTCAGATCCCGTCCCGGTAAGCGGCCGTCGTGCCGTAGCGCCATTCGACGCGACCGATACGCGACCAGTAGGTCGTGATCTGGAACAGCGAGCGGTACTCGAGCGGCGTGCGCTGCAGGTCCGTCATCGGGAACTGGACGTACTTCTTGTCGCTGTTGTACGCGACCATCCGGTCCACGGTGCCGAGCTGACCCTGCGTGCCGCCGGCGCCCGCGCCGATCAGCCACTTCAGCTCGAGGATTTCCAGCGGCGTGCCCTGCTGCGTGCAGATGTTGTTCTCGAGCAGGTACGTCAGGATCGACTTGTTGCCGGCGTCGCTCACGATCTGCGATGCAACCCAGCCCAGTTTCGCGGGCGGCAGCATGAGGCGGTTCGGCTTCACCTTCCAGCCCGACGCTTGCCACGCCGAAGTCAGGATCTCGTTAACGTCCTTGAGAATCTCCTTCGGCGTCTTCGTTTCCCACTGCGGCGTGCCGGCCGCGCCGTTCGCGACGTTCGAAACGCTCCCGACGGCGCCGGTCGAGTTCACCAAGCCGGTGAAGCTCATCTGCGGATCGCCGTAATAGACGATCTGGTCGAGGTCCATGTTGCGCTTCATGTTCATCGCCTCGACCTTCTGCGAGTCGATGGGCATGCCGAGCGCTTGCGACTTGATCAGTTCGGGCACCGTGTACTTGACTTCGGCACCCCAGAGCAGCATCGGCTGTGCGGTCTTGCCGATATCGACCGACGGGCCCGCCAGCGCGTTGCCCTCGTTCGAGATCCAGTTCAGACCGTTCGGGTTGATACCGCCGCTCATCCCGAACGCCGAGTTCGTGAACGACGCGACTTCGTCGGCCGCCGACACGTCGCTGCGGATGTAGATGTCGCGCGACCAGGTGTACTCGACGAGCGGCTCGTTGAGCGTCTGGTCGAGGCGCTCGAGCTGGCCGTTGAGAAATACGCCGGTCGAGTCGATCGTCGCACGATCGTACGTGTACTGCTGGTCCTGCGTACGCGCGCGGATCAGCCGGCGCGTCGCGTCTGCGACGGCCGCCGACATCGGGATCGAGGCCCCGGCCCGGCGCAGGTGCTTCAGTTCGGACATGTCCATGTAATGGCTCCAGAAATGCAAAAGCCCCGCGATGGCGGGGCTTCGGGTGAAGCGCTGTTCAGCGCCGGATCAGATGTTGACGGCGATTTCCACGATGCCGTATGCGTCGGCCGGACCGGTGAAGTACCAGTTCGAGGGCATCACAACGGTGTTCGTGCCGTCGGCCGCCGCTTCGAAGCCACCGAGCGGCTTGCCGGCGGCCGCTGCCGCGACGCGCACGTACACCGTACCGTTCTTCGTGGCCGGCGCGGTGCCGCCCAGCGCGGCATTGAAATAGCCGCGCTTCAGGATGTCGGTCGGACCGCTCGTCGGCGGCGTCGACGTGCCGAGCGGATCGTTGCCGTTGCCCTGGATCGGGTACGCGCGGAGGTTCACGCCGTAGACGAGCGCCGCCGTGTCGGCCGCGTTGTTGATCGGCTGGATCTTGCCGTTCACCATCTTCACCGACACGCCGAACGCCGTCGGCGGTGCCGCCGGGTCGATCAACTGCGGCTCGATCGTGGCGACTTCGGCGCGCTGGAGGTCGCCGGCAAAGCCTGCCGGCATGCGAAATTGATAAGCTTGCAACGAGGGCATGTCGGCTCCTTACTTGCGGACCTTCCAGAATTCCGCGTGGATTGCGTTGATGTCTTTCCGCTCGGTGTGAGCGGAATCGTTCGTCCGGCGCTGCGTGACGCCGGAGTTCTTGCTGCGCACGACCTCCGACGCTGCGTTGAAGAACGCCGCGACGGAATCGCAGGTCATGCTGGCGACGTTCGCGCCGCCGACCACCGACTTGACCAGTTCGGCGTTCTCGTTATCCAGTGCGGCGCGCAGCGCGCGCCGGCGCAGCACGCACATGGCGTCGACCGTCTTCTTGCGGACCGCCTTCGCATCGAACGTCGGCAGTCGCACGCCCGGCGCGAGGATCTCGGCGCGCGAGAGCGCGTCCTGAAACTGGTCGCGCAGTGCAGTGCTGTCGCCGGTACGCGCGCCGGTCTTGTCGTCGTCGCCTTCGCCGGTACCGCCGTTGTCCGTCGTTCCGGTACCGAGCAGGTCGTCGTCATCGTCGTCCGCGTCGCCCGTCTGCGTGCCGCCGCCTTCGAGCTTCGTCACGCGATCGGCGAGCGCGTCGATCTTGCCGTTGGTGGCATGGATCGCGTCGAGCACCTGCTTCAGCGGATCGCCTTCGCCACCGCCCGCGACATCGTCGCCCGTCGCGGAGACAGCCGCCTTCGGATCGGTGCCGGTACCGGGCATGTGGATGTGAATCTGGGGTTGGCCGTCGCCGCCCTCGCCGCCTTCGTCGCCGGTCATCTCGCTCGCGACCTTCTCGAACGCTTCGGAATCGCGCGTCATGAACGCCTTGCGCAACGCGTCGACGAACTTGGAGCCTTTCTTGGTTGCCATGCTTGCATCTCCTGTCGGGAGTAGGTTGGAACTGCTATCCCCGATCGAACACACGGGGCCACAGCGGGCGCTTTTCACGAGGGCGACGTGGTTGCCCACGATCACCACCTGTCGCGCCCGCCCAGGCGCAATCTGTTCGTAGTCGGCGTCGTAGCCGTTGCTGACTTGGTCGAGCGCGTCAGGGCCGTCGCTCTGCACGCGGCGGATCGCCTCGGCATCCTTGATCAGCAGGTCAGCCAACATAAGGTCCGACTGAGCGCCCTCGCCGCGCCGCACGTTGCGCACGTCGCCGCGGGACACCGACATGTAATTCGCCGGCGTCACGAAATCCGGCGGATGGTCGATCGTGATCGGCTTGCCTTCGAAGCTGGCGAGCGTCTCGGGGCTGAACAGCACGTCGGCCGTGCGCTCGGCGACGATGACACCGTCCTTCGCCTCGATCTCGGGCAGCTCGAAATAGGCGTAGTCCTGCGCGCCGACGCGCGCGATCGGCACGGCCTCGCAGAGCAGGAAACCTTCAGGCGTGATCGACTGCCGCTCGCCGAGCTGCTCGGCCGCGTACACGCCCGACGCGGTGATACCGTCGCGGGTATGCGCGCGACCGCGCGGCGCATGCGCGCCGCACGTGCACGCGTGGTCAGTGGTGAAAATGCGCATATCAGTCTTCAATGCTGGTTCGGACGCCGCGCGCGATGACGCCGCGGACTCGCTCGTAATCGGGCTCGGTGCGCGTGACCTGGCACCAGACGGCCAGGGATCGGAGGTAAAGCGGCAACCACCATGCGGTGCGCACTCGCACGCGCAACGTCGTTCGATGTGTCGGCATGCTCAGTCCATCCAGTCAGGAATCTCGACCGTCTGACCGGCCAGTTCATGCGTGCAGTCGCCGCAGAACTGGATGCGGCCATCCGTGATGAATGAATGGCAGACGTTCCGCCGGTCGCCGGGGCCGGGCCACGATACGAGGATCGACGGCGACAACGTCGGGGCATCCACGCTGCCGTTCCAGCTCCATCGCGCCGGGTTCGGAGAATCGCAGCCATGCGGATAGACGACGTGCAGTTCGCCGCACGGACACTCGAACAGCAACGATCCGCTGCTGTCTCGTTTCATCTTCGCCATATCAGTCCTTCGGAAGCACGACTTCGGCCCAGCACCGGCAGTTGTAGATGCAGCCAGGATGGGCGCGCGCGCCCGACCGCTTGTCCGCGACTGGCGGCTTGTCCCAGGTGAAAAACTTGCCTTCCAACTCGCGATGGTCCTCGCGCACGTCCGAGTCATCCGACGTCCGCCAGAAGTAGCCGGGGCTGCCGACATCGACGGCGCGCGCCTCGGTGAGGGTCGCGGCCGTGCGACTGACCTCCGTTCGCGCGATCGTGTCGGCCCGGCTTTTCGCGACCTGCCCTGACTCCTGAATCGCCTTCGAGATCTGCGCGGCGCGCGTGCTGTCGACGATTCCTTCCAGCGTGAGCCGGTGCACGCGCTCGGCTGCGTCGAGCGGGATCGACTTGATCAGCCGCACCTGCTCGGCCAGGAGAGCGTGCATCGTCTCGCCGGTGGCCGCGCCGCGTATCTCCTCGCGCAGCGCGCGCGACATGTCGGCGGCCTGCTTCATCCACATCTGCTCGTCGCGCCGATTCAGGTCGGCGATCATGCGCGCCGCGGTCGCCTCGGCCCACGGCGCGAGCGCCTCGGCATACCTGCGCAACAGCTCCTCAATCGTCGGCGCGTATGACGCGTCATCGGCCGGAAAGCCGTTCACGAGCACGCCGACCTGGTGGGCGATCTTTCGCAACTGGCTGCCGTACTTCCGCTCGGCACCGCTCAGCCGGACCGGGTTCTTGCGCCGGTCACGCTTTCGATCGAGGGTGAGGATCATCGACGTCGGAAAAGCCTGCGAAGCAGAGAATCGTTCGTGCGCGCGGCCGCGCCCGGCGCCGGGCCGACCGGAAGCGCCGGGTCAATTCCCGGCGGGTCTTCGCCCTCTTCATCGCGCTCGGCCTGCTCGATCGCTTCGTCGGGGATGTCCCCGAACATGCCGGTGTCGGGCGACGACGCCTTCAGCTCACGCATGCCCTGGCTGCGCGGAATCAGGTCGGCGTCGACGGCCTTCGTCACCGAGTCGACCGTCTTGTTGCCGATCTCCGCCTTCTCGGCGGCCGACATCTCCTGCAGCGGGTTGAACTCGTACGAGAAGTCCTCGGGCAACGGCTGGCCGATCTCCGACCGGCACATCACGTCGAGCAGCCCGTGCAGCGGGTTGCGCAGCCGACGCTCCTGCCGCGTGTGCACCTTCTCGTGGTACAGCAAGCGCGACCCTTCGCCGGTGTCGCTCAGGCCGGCCGGCTGCTGGCCAAACAGGCGATCGAGCGGAATGCCCGTCGCGCCGCTGAGCTGCATCGCAAACTGGAGCAAGACGTCGGACAGCCCGCTGAACGCGTACTGGTGCGTCTCGAACTTGTCGGTCGCGTCGATGAGGGTGATACCCTCGTTCGACTGCCCGAGCCGGATCATCTCGACCTGCTTCAGCAGGCCGTTGAGCGCCGGGCCGCCGGCCGCGATGATCTCGCGCAGCTTCTCGACGCTCAGCGTGCGCAGATGCGCCTTGTAGACAAGCTGGCCGGCGCCGACCGTCGCGCTGTCGAAGGCGATGAGCCGGTCCCACATCGGCTCGAGGATTGACAGACCCCAACCGTTCTCGCTGATGCGCTGGTAGAACGGCAGCGCTTCGCCATCCATTCGCAGCACGCGCGAGTGGTGAATGCGCCCCTGAGGCAAGCCGATCGCCGTCGGCAGCACGTCGTAGAACTTCGGCATGCCGAGATCGGGACCGAACTCGGTCACGACCTCGCCGACCGGCGGCGCAACCATCCAGCGGTCGAGCACGAGCAGGCCCTTGAACTGGCCTTTCCCGATGGTCTCGCGCCGAAGCTGCTGCGACATGTCCTGCCCGTCGATCAGCATCACTGCGATCGCGCCACCGTACAGCTGCGCCCACTTGCCGGTGTCGCAGAGCTGGTCCCAGATCGCCTTGCGCGTGAGCGCCGTCTCCATCTTCGACACGTCGGTCGGATCGAGCCCAGACATCTCGATGCCCTTGCGGGTCATGTCCTCCGGGATCGCGTCCACCGCGGCGCGCACGATCCACGATCCGCGGTACGCGGCTTCCAGCCAGACGCGGTTGCGGCTCTGGTACGACAGCGTGTACTGCGCCGCCGACGCCTGGTTGTCGGCGCCCCATCCGAGCCGCGCTTCGAAGTTTGCGAACGAGTCGACCGTGCGATGGGCGTGCGTCGCCGCCGGCGCGCGCGGCGGCCGGGTCTGTTGCTTCCGTTTCGACATTCCGGGAAATCCTGTCGTGCTCAACCGGCAAGCCGCTCCCAGACCGACAGGTCCTTCGCGCCTCCCAGCATGTCGTTGATTGCGTCGACCATCGGATCGATCTGGTCGTCGTGCATGTGCGTGTCGTCAGCTGTGAACGAGTCGCACTCGGTCAAGAAGTCGCTGACCCACGGGGCATCCAGCGGGATGCCGACGTTGCCGGCATCGATATGGCTGACGACATCCATGACGCGCGTCAGCTTGTCCTTCACGCGCTCGATACCCTCGATCGGGATGCCGCCGGCCGCCTGAATGTCCTGAATCAGCCCGGTACCGCTGGACTTGTCCTCTACCTTCATCTGGCGCAGCACCGGCGCGCCCGGGTCGCCGGCGCCGATCGCGTTGTGCTTGTTCCAGAAGTCGAGCGCACGCTGCTTCAGCTCCGGCGCCTTCCACTTTCCGCGGACCAGGTCGATCAGGTACAGGCGGTTGTCGTACCCAAGCCCCCAGCACTCGAACACGCTGTAGTCGTTCCGCTCGGCGGTCTTCTGCGCCGTGTCGGCGAAGATTTTCCGGTACTGCAGCTGCGGCAGCGCGCCGTAGCGCAGGAACTTGCCGCTCTGGATGATGCCGCCGCCCAGCGGCGACGGCCGCTGCATGTACTGGCCGTTGAACACGTACGCGTCGGCCTTCTCGGACGCGAGCAGTTCGTGCAGCGGTTCCTTGTACGGCCAGTAGCTGTACCGACCGTCCGCGTCTCGCTCGTCGCACTCGACGCGGTCGCGAATGTGCGCCGGCAGCTTCGCGACGTACTCGTCCGTGATCAGCGCCGGGATCTCGATGAATTCCCAGTCGCCCGGCAGCTTCCCGGCCTTGATGAAGCCCGTCGGGTCTTCCTCGGCGAGCCGCTGCATGATCACGATGATCGGCGTGTCCGGGCTAGCCTTTCGGCTCTTCACGGTCGACTGCAGCTTGCGGTTGGCTTTGTCCCGGTTCGTCTTGCTGTACGCATCTTCGACCTTCAGCGGGTCGTCGATGATGATCGCGCCCTGCCAGCCCTCGGCCATGTGCCCGGCCCGGAAGCCCGTGATTTGGCCGCCGAGAGACACCGCGTACACGCCGCCTGCCTTCTTCCCGTCGACGAGCACGTTCCAGCGCTTCTTCGACTTCGCGTCGTCAGCCACCTTCAGCGGCCAGAGCGCCTGGTACTCGTCGGATGCGACGATGTCGCGCGCCGTCTCGCTGTTCAACAGCGCGAGATCGTCCGAGTAGCTGATGTGCAGGAACCGCGCGCGCGGGTTCAGCGCGAGGCCGCGAGCGATCAGGTTGATCCCGACCAGCTCGGTCTTCGACGAGCCCGGCGGCACGTTGATGACGACGTTCTTCAGCGTGCCATCGATCACGCGCTGCACCGTGTCGGCGATCAGCACATGGTGCCAATTGACGCGGAACTTGATCGCCTGGCGATGCTTGAAAAAGTACCGGCTGAAAAACAGGTGATCCCGCTCGCACTTCGCCTTCAGGACGGCCCGCTCGATGGCGGGGTCAATACTCGTCTTCGAGCTTGGCGACAGCGGCTGCGACCTGGCTTTCATCGACGACGACCGTCCTGTTCTCGATCGGGCCGCCGTTCTCCCCAGTGTGTTCGAGGCGGCGCCGGTTCGTGTAGGCGTCGCCGGATTCCTTCGCAGCCTGTTCGAGCAGCTGCGCCATCAGCGGCAGGTTGTTGCGTCGCTCCGCTTCCGCGACGGCACGGTCGAGCGCGCGCAGGCGCACGGCGCGGTGCGACACGCCGATGCGCGACGTATCGTTGAGGAACTCCTCGCGCGTGCGCTCGAATATCTCGCGGTATTTCTTGCTGAGCGTCGATCCCGCGCGCTTCGTCGGGTCGTAGCGCTCGCACTGCTGCGGCGACACCTCGACGCCGAACTCATCCCGCACGGCCTTCGCGGTGCGCGAGATCGTGTCGAAGCACGCCAGCGCCTGCACGATAAACACCTTGATCGCGTCGGGAAGTGCTGCCATAGCGGGAAAACGTTCGGGTTATGCGGCCCGCAGGATGCAGGTGCCGCAGGCGCGGGCGATGTCGACATGGCCGACCTCGGGCGCCCGCCGTGCGGCGTCGACCAGCTTCGCTGTATCGCCCGCGCCGCCGGCCACGCCGTATCGCCGGACGATGCCGACGAACTCCTCGACGTCGTGCCCGCGGATGCCGAGCTTCGGCATGCCGTCCTTCGTGAAAGCCGGCGCGCCGAACTCGTCGGTGCGCTGGCCGATGTGATACAGCTCGTGCTCGACGAGCGCGCACCACTGCAGGTCGTTGCACTCGCGCGCGTAGTGCGCGTCGAGCGTGATCAGGAAGGCCGGCACGCGGCCGAACCATTCGAGGTACTGCTGTTCCTGCCTGGCGCGCTGCCAGCCGCCGGCGCGGATCGTCACCTCTTCGCACTGGCCGACGACGCGCCGCATCTGGCGCACGTTCTCGACGGCCGCCCAGAGGTAGGCGACGTCAGCGTCGATCAGGTGCTCGTGATCAGGGTTGTGCAGCGGCGCGCCGGCGCGGATGAGCGTCTCGTTCACCCACTCGGCGACGCCGTCGGCCGGCACGATGTGCCGGATCCAATTCGAGTCGTCGAATAGGAGGTCTGGAGGGACAGGGCGCGCGCTCATCGATGATGGAGCGGCTTCAACAAGATGAGTGCGGCGTGTCATACCTTAGAATCGAGAGGCGGAATGGCCGCGTCACAATTAAAGGAAACGTTATGAGCAGATCAGGCTTGATGTCAGACCCCGATCCGATCCCGTCGGGTACGCCGAGCCCATACGAGGTGATGGTGTCGCCCGGCCATGTGGCACTTCAAAATTTGATCAACGAAATCAAAGCATTTGAGTCCACTCTCACATCCACCGAAGCCGTCGGCGCTATGCTCGCCTCGTTTGGAAAAAGCATCACGCTTCAAATCACAGAGATTGCTGCGGCCGGCCAGTTCATTCGATTTACTGGCGTAACCGATGAAGGGATACCCGCGACTCTGGTCCAGCATTACTCCCAAGCCTCGCTACTCTTGACGAAGCTGACCAAGCCCCTGGCTCCGCCGAATCCCATCGGTTTCGTTCACAACTGACAGAGGCCGTACAACATAAGACCGATGTGCGCCCGCTCAGCGGGCTCAACATGTCTGGCGCCAGCAGGGCGGCGGAAACCCGTCTGCACCTTTCGGCGCGCTGGCTGATCACCTCGCTGCGTCTTTCCCGCCGGCGCAGCTAAGGCCGGGTCGAGTATAGCGCGCCACGCCACAACGAAAAAGCCCGCTGGCTTGTCGGCTCAGCGGGCTTTGGTCGCAACTCTGCAATCTGGCGAAAATCTACACCCCATCCGCCACATTTGCAAGGGGAATTTTCGCCGTACCCCTTACGCCTCAACGGCCTCCGCGATCGTTACGTTGTTTCGCTCGAAGAGCGGTGTCAGCCGCTTCACGGCCTGGTGTTCCAGCTCGACGAGTCGCTTCCGGATGATCTGCGCGTTGCGCTCCAGCGTCCGGACCGTGACGTGCGTCTCCTCGGAAATCTCCCGGTACGACAATCCGTCCTGGCGCAGCCGCGTTTGCGAATGGCCCGCGATCAGCGCCATGATCGCCTTGCCGTTCGTCACGGTGAGCGACGGCCGCAGGTACGTCCGCATCTCGACGAGCGCCCGCTTCCACTCGGCCGACGGCGGGATTCCAGGGTCCGCCGCGCGTGTGGCGCTCGCCGGCCGCGCCGGCATGCCGCAGGCATAGCGGAGCCACACCGCATTGCGTTCCGGCTTCAGCAGGTGATCGCGCACCGCGCCGACGACCATCGCGCACTGGGCCCGGATTTCGTCGCCGCTCAGCCCGTCGAAGTTGATCGTGCCCGACGAGGTACCGTACAGGTAGTCGAGGAATTCAGCCTGGCGCGTGCTGAGACGGCCGACCGATTCGAGGATCTGGATCAGCGCCAGGCGGAACTGCTGCTTCTGGCGTGGCGGCAGCGACGTCACCAGGAAACTGACGTGCAGCGCCTGCTGCGTGTTCTCGAAGATGGCGATCACCGGCCACCCCGCGTCATCATCGCCAGCGCCTGGCGCGTGTTGAGCTCGGCCATGTAGCCCGACAGGTTGCTCGTGAAGTCCGGCCGGACGCGCGTGTCGACGTGCGTGCCCGGCGAGCGGCTCGTGCCCGCGAGCGAGTACATCCGGCCGCGGCTCTCCGAATGGCAGTCGAGACGCGCGAGCGCGACGTCGAGCGACAGCAGCTGGCGCACCGACGAAACGGGATGCTTCAAGCGGCGTGCGAGGTCGTGCGCCGAGTACCGGACGCCGGGCTTCATGGCCCCGATCAGCCCGTTGATGGTGAGTTTGCTTTTTGCTTTCAAGGCCCCGCTCCTTATGCTGACTTCAAATTCAACTCGATCGCCTCGATGCGCACACCCGGCGTGCGCGCGTAGCGCTTCGACACCCAGAGGTCGACGACCTGGCCATCGTCGACGTACACCACCCCGTTCATGCCGTCCTTCAACGCCTTGACAACGTTGTCGGCGTCCGGCTTCTTCGTCGCGCCGATGGCGCCGGCGGCCGCTTCGCCCTGGCGCTTGTTCGACCAACTCGCCGGGATCGGCAGACCGATGTGCACGATCAGGCGGATGGGGCCGGCGTAGGGCGAGGCGCTGCGCATCGCCGCGCGTGCGGCCATCTTCACGAGGTTTTCATACCGTTCGGTCTTCTCGGGCGTGTAGGTCGTGACGTGCGCGCCGCGGCGCGCGAACTTCGGGCGCCCCTTCGCGACCGGCGTGCCGGGAACGACGAACTCGACGCGCTGCGCGATCGGCGACGCCGCGATGAGCGATTGCTGGGTCACTTCAGGCCCCTCCCGTATTGCTCGGCAGGCTCCCAATACGCCGACTTCCAATGCGCGTATGCCTCTTGTGGCGTGCTTCCCAAACCCGTTGCACCGTTCGAGCGACAAACCCACTCGAAACCGATGTACGAGCGAAAGATCGCGCGGAAAATGCGGGGCTTCGTCATGCCGACACCTCATCGCTCACGTTGTCCGTCACCGGCACGCCGCTGATCGGGCGCAGCCACGCATCGGGAATCCACCCCGTCTTGAGCTCACATGGCCGAAACGTGAGAACGTCCGTCCCCGGGATCGGCGTCGGTGCCTCGACGTACCAGCAGAAGCCGAAGCCCAGGTAGTCGCCGTAGGGTGCCTTCACCTCGACGATGCGGTCGCGGGCTTTGCCGCGCGTGATCACGGCCATGTCGCCGACTTTGCAGTTCATCGCCCTTCCCCCATCAAAGCGCCGGCCGCGACCGGGCCGGCAGTGTTGCGAAACGCGCGGTTGTGGTCGTCCCACCACGGGCCGTCGCCGGCCGCGTCGAACACGCGCAGCTTGAAATCGAACGGAGGTTCGTCGCGGCCCTGCTCGATGCCGAGCGCGAGCCCATGCTCGACGATGCCGGTCCACGAGCGCCACCAGTCGCCGACGGTGCGTGTCCCCGGCGCAGGCTTCGCGGCACGCGCGGCGAGCAGATCGCCGAGGATCAGCTCGAGCAAGCCGAGGTTCAGCGGCTGCTCGGAGCGCTCGCGCTCACGGCGCTTGCGGCCCGTACCAATGGCCGCACGCAGGTCGTCCGCCGTCACGCCGCGCCCGGGCCAGCTCACCAACCGCGCGTCATCGGCGGCGAAGCCGACGCCCGACGAGCGAAGGATTTCGACGAAAGCGGCGGCGGCGTTCAACGGGTCGTCGCCTACTGCGTGTGCTGTGCCGCCGCCGCTTGCTTTTAGGTTTACTTCTCCCTCTCCCTGTCCCTTGGATGCTGTTTCCCGGGGGACAGTTGGGGGGACATCACCAGCTTGTCCCGGGGGACGTTTTGCGGTTGTCCCCGGGGACGCCTTTCGTTTGTCCCTAGGGACAGGATCGCGATAATCGGGGGACAAAAACTCCTCGAACGTCGGGAACTCGATGTCGGTCCCATGGCGCTGGTTGTGCTTCTTGATGCGCGCACACTCGGTCTTGTACCGCTGCTCGTGCTTTGCGGCCCACGCGTCGCGCGCCTTTTCGGCGACGACGGGGTGATAGAGTCGGCCGTCGACGCACTTCAGCCAGCCGCGCAGTGCGCCGGCGCGCACCTTTCTCCATTCAGCGACGACGCGGCCGTAGCCGGCCAGTTGTGCGAGCACGCGATCATCGTCAGGAAGCGACGCCGCAGGCACCTGGTGCCACGACGCGCACCAGAGCAGCACCGCAGCGCGAAACTCCTCGGCCGTCGACAGTGCTGCGATGTCGCTGTCGCGCAGGCGCACGACGTCGAGTGGCATGAACGGAAAGGCGCGCAGGTCGCACGTTGAATCGGTGAGAGGATTCGGGAGATCGTTCATTCGCAAAGTCCATACGCCGAGGCGCATGCGGTCGCCGGCTCGGCGTCCGCGAGAAGGTCGTATTGGCGGCCGCCGCGAGTGGTCTTCGCCCATTCGACGACCTGCCAGATATGCGACTCGGCGCCGGTATGGCCGCCACGGCCGCTGAGATGCATGAATGTGGCCGGCGAGCGGGGACGGCAGACTGCGGTAACCAGACGCTCCCATTCAGCGATCCGCTCGATGTGTTCCGGAAAGCGTCGCGCGATCTCGCGCAACTCAGCCTTCGACGAGTTGATGCACGGCATGCAGCCGACGCGCGACATTCCCTGCCGATAAAGCGGATTCGGCCGGATGCCAACGAGCGCATGCGCCTCGAAGACGTCGGCCACGTTCCAGCGCAGGATCGGCCGGTAGACGGCGTAGTAGCCGCCCCGATCCTCATACGACGGCAACCAGCGCCGCGCCTCGCTTTCGTCCGCGCGCACACCCTGCCACGATTCGACAGCGAACCCACGGTCGATCAGTTCAAGCTGGTACTCGGTGATCGGGTTGCGCTTCAAATACTCGGTGCAGTATTGGCGCTTCCGCGACGGGAATCCGCCTTTCAACATGCACACGTCGAGGTACGGATTGCCCGTCGGATGCAGCAGCTCAAGCGCGCGCCCAGCGGCCTCGGCCGTCCAGGCATAGTTGAACTGCCGCTTACCGTAGACGGCCGACTCCGGCTCGCCCGCCGCGATCCGCGCGAGGTTCGCGCGCTTCGTCGCGAACTCGTCGGTGAAGTCGGCGCGCACCACGTCGACGGAGATGCCGAGCGCGCGCGGCAGGTATTCAAGCGCGTATTCGTACGTCGACTCGTGCTCGTTGCCGGTGTCGGCAAACACGGCGCGGACGTTCTCGCGGCCGTGCAGCTCGAGCGCGACGAGCAGCGTCGCGGTGCTGTCCTTCCCGCCGGACAGCGAGACGACGTGAAGGGTCGGCCGGTCCATCACGACATCTCCAACACGAGGCCGGGCTGCCGCAGGCGATCGCGCTGCAGCTGCTCGTAGTCCGGGTTCAGTTCGCAGCCGAGGAAGCGTCGGCCGAGCCGCTGCGCGACCTGGCCGACGGTGCCGCTGCCGAAGAACGGATCGAGCACGACGTGGCCCGGCCGGCTGCCGGCCATCACGCAGGGCTCGACGAGCGCTTCCGGAAACGTGGCAAAGTGCGCGCCGCTGTACGACTGCGTCGGGATGGTCCAAACGGAACGACGGTTGCGCTCGGTCGGCATGATCGCCATCGCCTCGTCGAAGCTGGCGTTGTTCTTCGTGCCGCCTTCGTCAGCCAGCTTCCGCTTCACGCGGCCGCGCGAACGCTCGTCAGCGTCGGTGCCGTGTCCCCAGCCAACGCCGCGGCCGACGGCCTTCATGTTCCCGTTCGTCTTCGCCCCGCCGTTCGCGCGCTCGCTGCCAATCTGCGACTGCACGTTCTGCGACAGGCGCGCGTGCGTGTTCGGGCTGACCGGTTCGAGAATCGCGGCCTGGTCGAAGTAGTACCGCTCGCTCTTGCTGAGCAGAAAGAGGTACTCGTGCGCCTTCGTGCAGCGATCGCGCACGCTCTCGGGCATCGGGTTGGGTTTGTGCCAGATGATGTCCTGCCGCAGATACCAGCCGGCGTCCTGTAGCGCGAACGCGAGGCGCCACGGCTGACCCATCAGGTCTTTCGTTTTCATCCCTGCCGCATGGGCGCGCGCCGACCCGATCAGCTCGTCGCTCCGGTTGTCCGACCATCGACCGTGATTCGACGACTTCGACGACGGCCGTCGCGCTGTCGTGCCAGTGTTGTACGCGTCGCCCATGTTCAGCCAGAGCGTGCCGTCATCGGCGAGCAGCTCGCGCGCGAGGTCGAACACGCCGACCAGCGTGTCGATGAACTCGCGCAGCGTCGGCTCCTGGCCGATCTCGCGATGCTTGTCCGGGTGGCCGTCGGGCAGATACGAGCGCAGGCCCCAGTACGGCGGCGAGGTCACGATCGTCTGCACGCGCACGCCGTCGGCGATCATCGCGCGCATCAGGTCGCGGCAGTCGCCGCGGTGGGAACGGTCGATCCAGTTCACACCACCTCCCGCGCGATGTGCGGCAGCGGCTCGGCAGCCGACTCGATCGCAGCCTGTATGCGCTCGAGCTGCTGACGGAGTCGCTTGACCTCGGAATCGATGCTGACGCGGCGCACGGCCTGCTTGCAGGCGCTGGCAATTTCCCATGCCCCAGCGCTCGCCGGCAGCCCGAGCGCACGCGCGAGCTCGCCGCGCGCGCTGTCGATTTGCATCGCGTCGCGCTCCGCATGCTCCTTCGCGCGATCGAGGATCAGCCGCCGTTCTTTTTCCGCCTCTTCGGCCAGGTTCTCGAGCCGCTCGGTGGCGGTCTTCAGTCGGCGTTCCGCATGCAGCTGGTCCAGCACGGCATCCGCGACGATGTTGCCGAGGCGCACGCGAAGCTTCTTTTCGATCGTCCATTCGTTGTACAGACCTGCACGCAGCTGGTCGTGGTTTTGATCCGCGAGCCGCGCGAGACCGTCGATGATCAGCTTGATCCACGCGTCGCGCGGCAAGTTGTCGACGTTCTTCAGCGTCGGGCCCTTCAGCGACCGCCAGCCATCCGGGCCGCGCACGATCAGGCCGCAGCCGGCGGGGATGTCTTCTTTCTTCAACAGCCCGGCGGGCGCGGCGAAGATCACGCCGGCGGCGAAGCGCAGGTACGACGTCCACTTGCCAGCCGTCACGTCTCGCCGGAAATCGGCGACGCTGATCTTGCATTCGTACGCGACCGGCTGGAACCGCGCGAACGAGCACGGCACCGTGTAGACGTCCGGCCGCGGCGATCCCGCCGGACCGAGCTGCATGTCGGTCCATACGAGGCGATCGGACGCGCCGCGAAGATGCGCGGCGAGATCCTTGGCGAGGTCGTCGTGCGCCCACGTCATGCCGTTACCTCGTCCAGCCATTCACGGTACCGCGCGATCTGTCGAAGCAGTCTGGCGCGGGCCTGCGTGCGTTTCTTCGCAGACAGCGCGTATTGCTCTTCGCACTCGTGCGGCGTGTCGTCGCTGCGCTCGGGGTCTTCGCTCCAGAGCTTGCGGGCGGCAATCAGCGACTTGCGCTCAGCATTCGCGTCGACACGTGCATGGTCATACTCGAGCGCGGCGAGGCCGATCGACGCCAGCCGGCTGACGTTTTCGCGGGCGATCGCGGCTTTCGATGGGCGCTTCACGCTGCCTCCTGATACGGCACAGCTGACGCCGCGCAGATGCCCTGCTCCCAGTCGTAGAAGCTGTACGGACGCGGGCAGTCGTTCGCCGCGGCCCAGCCGCGCCCCCACTGCTTCGCGAACTGCGCGAGCGCGCCGCGCAGCGGATTCTCGTGGAATGGGACGCCGGCGCGCGCGGCGCGCCAACCTGCGCGGAACGCCGCGCGCTCGAACAGTTGGGTCAGCACGAGCCGCCCTCCTTCTTGTTGCTGTCGATCGGCGCCGCCTCGGGACGCACGCGCTCGAGCATCCAGAGCTGGTCGGCCCGGAACGCGAGGTAGTCCTGTGGGGGATCGCGGAAGATGAAAAGGTGCTTTTCCTCGACGATGCCGAGGTACGTCATGGGGCGCCCGAGCTTGCGGGCGAAGTGCTTGCCGACGTCGCGGTGGCTGAGCGTCAACGTCATGCCGCCGCCTGGCGCTGGCCGAATGCCTGCTGGACGAACTCGCCGATCGCCTGCTGGCTGAGCCGCCGGTATTCCTCGATCGCCTTGCGCTCCTGGATGGCGAGCCACTGCCGCGGGTAGTCGCAGCCCGTGAACATGCAGAACAGGTGCAGCTTCGTCGCGTTGAACGGCCGGCGCCCGGCGATGACGTCATTGAAATGCGGATAGTGGATCCCGCAGTTGCGTGCGAGCGTCTTGCGATCGAAACGCCGCAGCCCGAGCTCGAGCGCATGCGCGAGGCAGTCCTCGAAGCTCATCGCTTCGATCTCCCCATCCGGCAGCGTCGCGGCCTGTACCCACGGCGCGAACATCCTGAATTCGGTCTGGTTCATACGAAAAATCAATCGTTACCCAGTTAGTTACCCACTTGCTTACCCAGTTGGCCCCGGGGCGAAATAAAGGCCAGGTCCAAACCTGGCCAACACCGACGAAACCAACCCCGTCGCGCCGAACAAATCGACTACGCCGAGAAAATCGGCGCGGCCGGATCGTCATTCAGCCCGAGGACACTTTCTTCGACACGCTCTCGGTAGATGCACACCGTTCCTTATGAAGTGCCCTCACGCGATCGGCGATCGCGTACGAAACGCGCGAGCCGCGGACTCCCCTGAGAAGTGCGGAAATGAGGGATTGCGAGCACGGAACGAGACCGGCCAGCTGGGATTGGGTGAGTCCCGAACCGAGAAGGTCGGAGACGGCTTTTTGGATGTCCATGGCCCAGTATCACATTTGTGTTTGCCACGGTCAACACAAATCGAATGGGTCGTTCTATTACGATTGTGATATGTACACGCTAGCCGACAGACTGAAATGGGCACGTGCCCGAGCCGGCCTATCCCAAGAGGAATTGGGCGCCAAGGCCGGCGTTTCCCAATCAACGATTGGGAATCTGGAAGCGGGAACGCGCAACAGCGCGCGCCGCCTCCCTCAAATTGCCGACACGCTCGGCGTGAGCGCACTATGGCTCGCCGAGGGGAAAGGCAAACCGACACCGGATGCCGATACCGCTGAAAGCTACGATTCCGCGCTAGTCACCGCGAGCGCAGGCGCGAAGGCGCTGATTGACGCGATCCTCAAGGCAGACAAGGCTGGTGAGCCGGCACAAACGTTCGCGCTGATGCTTCGGATGCTTCCGAATCCGGACGAGCCATTTCGCCTGGAAGACCCGACCCGCCGATAGGCGTCAAATTCCAGTCGTTTAGCAATGCACGCCGGCGCAGAGTAACCTCCCCTGTTACAGCGCCCCGCGCCCACACCCCTGGCCCCTGCAGCACTACGAGCCAGTCATGCTGCCCGTCCCAGCATCTCTCAATCACCCGCACCAATAGCCCGATCCGGTCGGCCACCCCGCATTTCGTCACGATCGCCAAATCCCCGGGCTTGCACCGCAGTCGCGCCTTCACTTCTTCTTTCATCAGTCGCCTCGCCTGTCAGCACCAAACACTGTATGAATGTACAGTAGTTTAGTACCAGATCCGTGCGGCTTTCAACTGGTGTCAGCAACTGCTTAACCGGCGGTCGTCTCCACGCCCCTCACCCTCCCTTGTTACAAATTTTTCCCGTCAAAATCACATTTGTGTTGACTGCGCTAAATCACGTATGTGATTATTCTCTCAACGCGGCACCGACGCCGCGCCACCGCCTAGGCGGATCGCTCTCTAACAATCGAAGGCAAGCCGGGACCGCACACGCGGAGCAACCGGCCGGCGCGATCAGCGTCGTGAGTCAGGACGGACGCTGCGGAAGACCGCAGCGGCATGCAATAACCGAGCGAACCTGACGCAAGACAGCCAGCAACACGTGACCGATGGCTTCGTAATCGGCACAAACCTCGCGCGGCCCGGAGCCGGCACGGCCGGGAGTAGCCGGGCGCGCGAGTGGTAGCAGTTTCATGGAGCCGGAATGCGCAGGCTGATGCGCACCTGGCGTAGCTGCCAGAGTCCCGAAGCCGGAGATCAGCACCGGCCCGGCTCCATGAGACTGAAACAGCTCTGACTGGTGGCGGTTCTTCTTCCGAGGCGTCACCAGTGAGAGCTGCGCATGCAGCGTTGCAGTTCAAGACTGCAATTTGATTAGCAATCCTTTATTTAATGGGAAGCGATGCACCCTCCTCGAACCAGTCGCAACAACATCCGCACTCTGCCCGTGCGGGTCGATCGACACGTCGACCAGCTGCAGGCCGCGGCGGACGAAGCAGCACTGGCCCGCGACGAGCGCAACGAAGCGATCGCCGACGGCGTCACGTTCGACGTGTTGCCGTTCTCGGCCGAGCAGATCGCGGTACTCGACACCGCACTGCGCCGCGGCTACATCGAGGACGTGTACGAGGTTTGGAGCGTCTGCAAGGCAGCCCTCGACGCGGAAATCGCGAAGCGCATCGCCGATGCTGATCTCGCCGCCGCCCCGCCGCATTTCGCCAACGTCTACTGCTCCGGATGCGGCCAGAAGTTCGGCCCGGGCAACGCCGGATTCTCCAGCTGCGCCGACCACACCGAGCGTCGCACGCTGGACGACTGACCCACGCCGCCCGCCCCGCGCGGGCCTCCCCTGGAGAAATAGGATGGACATCCAAAGCCTGAAGCTGGTGAGCGACGAGCGCGCCCTCGCGGTGATCCGCGCGTTCCTGCAACTGAACGAATTCGATGCGTTCCGCCCGAACCCCGCCGCGCTCGCGGTCGCGCTACTGGAGGACGCCGGCAAGCGCCTCGCCGCGGCGACTGCCCGCATCACCGCGCTGGAAGCCGAGAACGCCGGGCTCGCGCTCGACAAGCTCACCGCACCGCCCGCGCAGGACGGCATCAAGATCGCCCGCGCGGCCTTCGACGAGAGCGCGACGTACCAGCAGTACAACGCCACGCTCTCGGACGGCACCAAGCAACACTTCTGCGCGGTGCGCGTCGTCAAGAGGCTCAACGCGGACGGCCCGGATGCGCGCGAGGCGGACCACTTCGCCGCGATCGAGCGCCGCCTGCTCGCCGGCAACCCGGAGGAGGTCTGACGATGGACACGACCAAGACCGGCGGCCCGGCGTTCCCGACAGGGCTGAAGGCAACGCGCACCGAGATGGCCGGAGGCAAGTACGAAGGCACGCACGTGGCCGAGTTCGCCGCGGCGGCTGCGGGCATGACGCTCCGCGACTACTTCGCGGCGAAGGCGCTGGCGGGAATGTTGGCTGAGCCGCTCAGCGACGACATTGATCCGAGCTCGATTTTCTTCACCCCGAATTTCGACAAAGAGAACGCGCAGCCCGGCGACCGGATCGCCGCTGCTGCATACGTGCTCGCCGACGCCATGCTCCGCGCACGAGGTGAAGCATGAACGAGATCAAGCCTACCGACACGCAGGTTGCTGCCTTCGTGCAGGCGTACTTCGGCGCAGACAGCGACGGACAGGTCGGTCGCCACATCGCCGGATTGACGGCAGCATTGAATATCGATCCGCTGGCGTCCCGCGTGACCGAGTTGTTGCTGCTACTCAAAATGATCGCCGCGGATGCTGACGCCAGAAATGGCCGGCTGACATCGGGCGTACGCGCGATTCTCGATGACACGCTGATCAAGGCCGGCCGCAAGGAAGCGCCGGTGCCGGTGCGGCACGTCACGGTCGCAGGGGATGCCTCACATGAATGAGAACAAGCACACGGTCGGCCAAGCATGGCTGCAGCGCGCGAAGGAACTGGCGCAGGAACGGGCCGATTCGAGCTTCGCGTACGGTGAACTGCCGTCCGACGCGGGCGAAACCGAATCGGCCGACGCGTATGCGCGCTCGCTCGCGGCCGATCGGTCGCTCGACGCACACCTTCAACCGATGGCGCACCTGATCGACGCCCTGCACCTGGTCGCGTCGAAAACCGTGCTCACGTCCGGCATCCGCGCCGTAGTCGACGACGCGCTGGCGAAGGCAGGTTTCCGCGCGCCCATGCCTGTGTCGGATCCCGTTCGCCACATCACTATCGCCGGAATCGACCGATGAGCACCCTCAAATCCCCCGCCCAATGCGGCGACCTCGCTGAAAAGCTGATCGCCGACTACGTGCGCAACTGCGGCGCATACGGAAATCCGGATGCGCTCGCGAAAGTGATGGAAATGCTGATCAGCAAGGCGGCGCTCGGCATCGCCATGGTCGGCAGCGAGGCGATCGCGCAGCAGATCCTCACCCGGACAAAGCACAACGTCTCGACGTTTGCCGAGCGGAACCTGCGGAGGAACCAGTGATGCGTTCACCCCTCAACAGCTTGCAGCCTGTATCTCGTCAGTACAGGCAATCGCCTGTATCGCGCCTGCGCTACGTGCTCGAAGGATCGGCGTGGGCGATCGCATACGGCGTCGTGATCGGCGCACTCTGGTTCGGCGCTGATCTGGCCGGCCCCTACCTCCGGAGCCTCGGATGACGCCCTTCGACCTCCTCGGCGCGCTACTCGACCGGGTGTTCGAATGGAATCCCATAGCCGGTTACCTCGTCGCGATCACGATCGCCGCGGTGTGCACGTTCGTGCTTGCCAAGCTCAACGCGGACGGCACGGCCGTCGCCGCTTTCGTCATGAGGCCCTCATGAGCCGCTTCACCGATCACGCCGACCTCTTCGAGCGCCGACATCCGCGCGCCGCGCGGGTCCTCGTCGTCGCGATCCTCGTTGCGGTCGCCCTTCTCGCTGTCGCCGTCGACGGCATCAGCAAGCACTTCGGCATTCTGTAACGCCTCCAAGCGGCCCACCTTCGCAACCCGCGGAGTGCTGTTTCCGCTCACCCCGTCGAATCCAGTACCGCCGCGACACGGGTCTGCGTGCTGCCCGCGCACGCCATCGCCCCCTCTATCAGGAGCATCCGAGATGAAAACCATCGACACCCTCCCCGTCGAGTCGTCGCAGATCCATAGCATCGGCTACGACGCCGAATCCGAAACGCTTGCGGTCCGCTTCAAGGATCGCAAGACGAATACGCCGACGTCGCTGTACCACTACACCGGCTTCACGCAGGCGAACTTCGACGCGCTCAAGGGCGCCGACTCGCTCGGCTCGCACTTCTACAAGCACATCAAGCCTTTCCCCGACCGCTTCCCGTACGTGTGCATCGAGAAGATGCCGGTACCGGCCGCCGACGTCGACGCCGAAACCGCAGGTGCCGCATGACCCCCTCGGTCTACACCGTGCGGGCGTCGAGCTGGGGCGCACTTTTCGAGTGCGCCTACCGGTGGGAGGCAATCCACCTCCTGAAGATGCGCAACGTCGTCGGTCTGCGCGCCGCGCTCGGCACCGCGATCCACGCTGGCACGGCCGCTTATGACCAGAGCGTGCTCGATGGCTCTGGTCTGACCGTCGACGACGCGGCCGGAGCATTCGTCGACAAGCTGCACGATCCGTCGAACGAGTACAACCCGGCGAGCGACGATCTCAACCTGAAGGAAGCCGAGCGCATCGGCATCTCGCTCACGACGAAGTACTGCCTCGAAATCACGCCGCGGTACAACTTCGTCGCGGTCGAGATGGAAACGAAGCCGCTCGACATCGACTGCGGCGGTGGAATCGTGATCCGCCTCACCGGCACGATGGACCGTGCACGCGTCCGTCGCACCGCGCTCGGTCCGGGCATCGCCGACCTGAAGAGCGGATCGAAGGCTGTCGCGCAGGGCGTCGCTGTCACGAAGGGCCACGGGCCGCAGATCGGCACCTACGAGATGCTCTACGAGCACACGACTGGTGAATTGATCGCCGACACGGCCGAGATCATCGGGCTCAAAACGAAGGGCATGCCGGAGGTCGCGACCGCCCCGGTCAAGAACGCGAAGCGCGTGATGATCGGCACCGAGGAAACGCCCGGACTGATCCAGTTCGCGGCCGACATGTTCCGCTCCGGCCGCTTCTATCCGAATCCGAAATCGCTGTTGTGCGACAAGAAATACTGCCCGCGCTACGGCACCTGTCAATTCCACGAATAGCGAGAGCACATCAAGATGAGCACCCCCGTTCAACTGAAAGACGTCAAGGCCGCCGGCGGCGTCCCGTCCCTGACACCCGACCAGGCCGTCGACATGTTCACCGAGCGCGGTTTCTCGCTCGCGAACCGGATCGCGAAGGCGTATGCCAGCAGCGACGCCGTGCCGGCGCAGTTCCGTTCGCACAACCTGAAGAAAGGCGGCAACGAAGAGCACTGGGTGGAAAACCCGTCTGCGATCGGCAACTGCCTTGTCGCGATCGAAGTCGCGCGAGCCGTTCGCATGTCGATTACGGCCGTGATGCAGAACGCCGACATGATCGAGGGCAAGCTGCGCTGGTCCGGCAAGTTCGTGATCGCGGCCATCAATGCGTCGGGCCGCTTCACACCGCTGCGCTTTCAGATGGTCAATCGCGGACGGATCAAGGCCGTGTACAAGGAAAAGACCGGCTGGGATCGCGAAGCCCGGCGTCCGATCTTCGCTGAACGTGAAGTCGAGGTCGACGACATCGAGTGCATCGCCTGGGCACTTCCGAGGGGCACGCCCGAACCGCGCCTCGCGCCCGAACAGGTTCGCCAATACGCGGGCCGCATGCTCGACCTGTACCGGGACATCGGCATGCCGGTGATCGAATCGGCGCCGGTCAGCATGCGAATGGTCGTCGAGGAAGGCTGGTACGGAAAGGCGGGATCGAAGTGGCAGACTGGCCTGCGCACGCTGATGTTCCAGTACCGCGCGGGCAGCTTCTTCGGCAACATCCACGCGCCCGACATCGTCATGGGCATGGGTCGCACTTCCGAGGAAGAGGCGGACGTCGTCGACGTCTCTCCGGACGGTTCCTATACGGTCTACAGCACGACCATCGACGAGCTGCGCGGCGGCCGAGCCCAGCCGGCGGAAGAAGTCCCGCGCGGCGCAGCGCAGGCTCAAACGGAACCCACGACGGAATCGCACACGCACGGCACGTCGCCGGCGGCCGCCCAAGCCGATCCGGTCTACGACCAGGGCGGCCCGACAGAAGACGGCAACCATGGTCAAGGCGGTTTCGACTTCGACGTCGCCGGCCTCGTACGCGGCATCCGCGAGGACATCGAAAGCGCGAGATCGCCCGAAGACCTCGATCTCGCCCGCAGCGCGATCGCCGGTGTGCCGGACGAAACCGCCAAGGCCGAGCTGAACGCCCTCGCCTCGGCGCGCATGCGCGCCATCACGGCGGCAGCCGAACAGGCGGCCGCCGGCAAGGCAACCGCTCAAGCGACCGCGCCGGCCAGCCGCCGCCCGCGCAATCCGATCAACGCCGACTAACGCGCGCCTACCGCCGCCAAGGATTTCGACATGACCGACAAGAACGTGCTCCAGATGACCGCCGACAGCATCGGCAAAGACCTGCTTTCCGCGCTGGTGACCGAAATGAAGCTGATGCCCGATATCCGGGTGAAGCTGTCCGAGAAAAAGCAGAACGACATCATCGACCGCCTGCGGGCGCGCGTCGAGCACAACGTGAAGATGGCGACGCACTTGATCGCGAGCGATGGCCGCATCGTCGTCCAGGGTGACCTGGACCAGATCACGATCAAAGACGGCGTCAAGGCGGTCGTGAAATTCGGCGGTTCTCAGCCGAACCTGCACGAGCTCTACGAAGCGAGCGGGAAAACCGTTCTGGTCGTCGTCGCAAACCCGGGCGAGCACACCGGTGGCATGGACGAGATCCGCGGCGAATCGGATCAGCGCGGTTTCGACCTCGGCCGCGAGTACACGGACGGCGATGGTGATGGCATGGACGGCGACAAACCCGACAGCGACGTCGTCGACGCCGAGTTCCGCGAGGTGCCGAAGCTCGGCGACGGCCCGACGCAAGCGCAGATCGACGAACAGCATCAGGCCGGCCGGCAGGCGGCCGCCGACGGCAAGCCCGAAAGCGAATGCCCCGTGATGGCCGGCGAGCTGTGCATCGCATGGGTTAAGGGCTGGAAGGAGTGGCACGAGGAACAAGCCGCCTCCGGCAACGAAGATCCGCTGTACGCCCAAGTCGAAGCGTTCGTGATCGAGCAGCAGAAAGTGTCGATTTCGAGCGTGCAGCGCCAGTTCAAGATCGGCTACAACCGCGCCGCGCGGCTGGTCGAGCTGCTCGAAGCGAAGGGCATCGTCAGTGCGATGGATTCGGACGGCAGCCGCACGGTGCTGCACCCACGCGGAACGCAGGGAGAGGAATCGTGAAAATCACCGACATCTACGTGGCGAACGTCCTCGGGATCCGCACGGCGGACCTCCGGCTCGCGAAACCCGTCGCCCTCTTCACCGGCCCGAACGGCGCCGGCAAGAGCAGCCTGCAGGAAGCCGTGCGCATGGCGCTCACCGGGGACACCGTGCGCGTCGCGCTGAAGAAGGAATACGGATCGCTCGTCACCGAGGGAGCCGACGGCGGCCAGATCGTGGTCGCGTGCGGCGAACAGGCGAACAGCGTCATGCTGCCGTCCGGCAAGCTGAAGCGCGAGCTCGCCGAGGATCCGCGCCTTCCGCTGGTGCTCGACGCGCAGCGGTTCGCGCATCTCGGCGCGGCCGAGCGCCGTGCGTTCCTGTACGACCTGATGGGCGTGAAGATTGGCGTCGACGAAATGCGCGCTCGGCTGCTGGGCAAGCTCGGGTTCCGCGCCGATGCGGTGCCGGCGCCTGCCGCCGCGCGGCTCGCAGCCATCACGCCGATGTTGCGCGCCGGCTTCGAAGCGGCGCAGAAGGAAGCCGCCGACCGCGCGCGCGGCGCGAAGCAGTCGTGGCGCACCGCGACTGGCGAGACGTACGGCAGCCAAAAGGGAGCGACATGGCGGCCGGCGGCGGTCGAGTTCGACGAAGCAGCGTTGCGGAAGCTCACGGGCGACCGCGCGGCGCTAGACGACCGGATCGGCGACCTGCAGCAGCAGATCGGCGCAGCCGACGCAGCAGACACGGCGGCACGTGCGCGTGCGTCGAAAATCGCCGATCTGCGCACGCGCGCCGCCGGTTACGCGAAGGCGGTCGAGCTCGCGCAGCTCGCCGACGAGCAGGTCGCCGAGTTTCTGCCCAAGGTCGAAGCGCTTCGTGTGCTCGCCGGCGCGGCGCCGGCCGGCACCGAATGCACCTGCCCTGAATGCGGTGCGCTCCTGCGCTACCTCAACGGCGTCCTGTCGGCGGCGGCCGCAGCCGGCGCGCGCGACGCTGACGCGGCCGCGAAGCTGCCCGAGTACGAGCAGGGTTTGAAGACGCTGCAGAACGCAGCCGCGAATCGCAAACGGGACGTCGAAGCGGCGGACGCGGCTGCGACGCAGCTGCGGGCGCTCGAAGACGACGCAGAGGACAGCAGCGCGGCCGTCGCTCGCGAGAGCGGCGACGCCGCGCGTTCGGAGCTGGCCGACCTCCAGCGCCGCCGCAAGCAGCTCGACACCGACATCGCGACGCTACGCGAAATCGAACGGCGCGCCGCCGGCGCGGCCGATCTGGCAAAGCAGGCCGCGGCGCTGCACGAAGACGTCGCAGCGTACGAGGCGATCGCCGACGCGCTCGCGCCGAACGGCATCCCAGCCGACCTGCTCAGCGAAGCGCTGACGCCGATGAACGAGCGCCTCGTCGCGCTCGCCGAGATGTCCGAATGGGCTGACGTGACGATCACGCCAGAGATGGAGATCTTCGCCGACGGACGCGCCTACGCCCTGCTGTCCGAATCCGAACGCTGGCGCGTCGACGCACACATCGCCGCCGCGATCAGCCACTTCTCGGGCCTGAAGCTGCTCGTGCTCGATCGCGCCGACGTCCTGGTCGGCCCGGAGCGTGACCGGCTGCTCTACTGGCTCGACGACCTGGCCTACACCGAGCAGATCGACACGGCGCTCGTGTTCATGAGCCTGAAGACGCCGCCCGGCGCCCTGCCCGAAGCCATCGAAGCATTCTGGGTCGAGGACGGTCAGGTCGCGCCAGCCGCGCAGCACGCAATACGGGAGGCAGCGTGAGAGAGGACATCGAGAAGTATCTCGCCACGACATCGGAAGCTACGGCGAAGGCCGTGGCGACCGGAACCGGGCTCCCGCATCTCGACGTGACGAAGGAGCTGAACCGAATGCTCAGCGAGGCGATCGTCGAGCGCGAAAAGCGGGCCGGCGGCGGCAACGAGTACGTGTACTGGCTCGCGCGCGCTGCTCAGTCGGCCACGCTGGCCAGCGACGCGCCGCCGGCCGAAGCAGCGCCGGCGCTGTTGTCCGTCGGTCTGGTCGACGACTCGGTGGACCCGAATGTCGGAGTCGTCGACGTGGCCCGGATCATCGCGGACCTGCGCGCCGACGTTGAGCGCCTCACCGTCGAGCTCGACGCCGCGCAGCGACGAGCCGACACCTGGCGCGCGAACGCCGCGGCGCTCGAAGCGCGCATCGACGAGTTGACGCTTGGGCCCGTCGGCGCACGGGCGCCGCTGTTCGTGACGGTCGGGAGGTATTGCAAGCCACGGCGTCACGCATCGCTCGAGAAAGCCCAGAGGCGTGGCAGCGCGCTCGTACGCAGCGAGAAGGAATCCGAGGTGCTCGTGCTCGAACCGGTCGGCCGAATCGTGCGCGGCACGCAGTGGATGCCTCGATAAATCAAATTGGCCGGGCTCTGTCGAGCAGCGCAGGGCAATCAGCCGTCTTATGAGCACTCACGTGACTCCTTGTGATGCTACTCATTCCACGACTGTTTGCCTTGCTCAACCAGGAGATCCTTATAGACGTGCTTCACAGTATCGTAGCACTCGTATAGACCTCTGCCAGTGGTGATGGTTCTCATACCAGACACCCGGAGGATCTCAACTCCGCGCAGGAGCTGGACCCTCAGCGTGGCCAATTGTGCCCAGCGCTTCTTTCCTATGTCTGTCGCACGCGCTGCGGCGATTCTCTCGAGAATATCCGTCAGTTCAGTCTCGTTGTGACCGACCACTCCTGGCTGCTTGTTCCTCACGGCACCAATAGCTCTCTCCAAGAAGTCAACGGAGTCCGACGCTATCGCCAATACGTCAGCGGTCAATCGGACACGAGCCCGTTCTCGATCCTCATCTCGCAATATCTTGGCGTGCCGACGCTCATCGCGGGAAACCCAAATGGCACCGAGAATGGCCACGATCGATCCGACTGCTTGAACCCAAGATGCCCAATCTGATGAATGCATGGATCCCCAGTCTATCAACTCATAGCCGGCAACTCCCGCAATGACGCACATCACGACAACTGCGCATCCATACAAATTTCGCCTCATCGCATCTCCATATTTATTGGCACGAATTGCAGCGCGGTAGTCGCCACTTGAAAAAAATCACCTACCACGACTTAGGCACATCGTCATCAAATTCTTCTTCCGGAAGAAACGGAGTATACAGTTGATTCGGAACGATTCCGACCAAGTGCATTGCCCGCGCATAGCTGCGCTCGGCATTCTGGCAATGGTTCTTGATATGCATTAGCGGAGGCTTAATCTTTGCCTCAAGTGATCTATCCATTAGCTCTTGCGCAGCTCCAGCCTCATTGACCATCCCTATGATTCCTCGCACCAAATTGGGAGAGTGAAGTTCAATTAGGTCAATTGATTCTAGGCTCTTTATCGAAAACGTGAATTCCGACGAACGATAGTAAAAGGTGACATCAATGTAACCAATCGCGGCAGCATCCACGTTAACGCCCAAGCGATGACACAGTGAAGCCAGATGCTCCATCAACTCAGCAACTGTCATTTTCCGTTGATCTAACATCGCGGCAGCTTCTTCTTTAGCGATTCGCCGCTGAATTGCGGCCTCTCGATCAGAAATTCTGTATGCAGCCCATATTGCTGCGATAGACCCGACTGCTTGAACCCACGCAGCTGCACCGTCGCTGTGTGATCTGAAAGCGTAAACCAAGAAAGCTACGACGAGCGCGAGCGCGCACAGCGCAAACGCGACCTCAATCAACTGCGAAATTCTTTTCATCGCACCCCCGTCCATTTTGGCGCAAATCGTAGCACGATCAACTTACCCCCAAGCCGCGCAAATTCCGTTGCCTCGGATGCGCGGCTTCTTTTATGGGCGGCCAGCACGGCGCCCGCTTTTTCAACGATTCCGACATCTATGAACGTTCAGCGCGTATACAACAGCTTCGGATTCTGCTGCGGCCTCGGCGGCGGCGCCAAGGGCTTCACCAAAGCCGCCTCCCGCGTCGGCAACATGACAGCGACGTGGCGCTGCATCGGCGGCATCGACAACGATCCGGCGGCCGCGCGCGACTTCGAGACGCTGGTCGGCACGCCGTGCACGGTCATGGACCTTTTCACGCGCGAGCAGTACACCGCGTTTCACGGCGTCGAGCCGCCGGCCGGCTGGCGCGAGGCTACCCCGGAAGACGTGCGGCGCGCCGCCGGCTACCAGCATCCGCACTGCGTGTTCATCTCCTCGCCATGCAAGGGCGCGTCCGGGCTGCTGTCGGAGACGCTCAGCCGCACGCCGAAGTACCAGGCGCTCAACGAGCTGACGCTGCGCTGCGTCTGGCTGATGTGCGAGGCATGGAAGGACAACCCGGTCGAGCTGATCGTGTTCGAGAACGTGCCGCGGCTCGCGACGCGCGGCCGCCATCTGCTCGACCAGATCGGCCAGCTGTTCCAGCACTACGGCTATGCCAAGAACGAGACGACGCATGACTGTGGCGTGATCGCCGGCCTCGCGCAGAGCCGCAAGCGCTTCCTGCTCGTCGCGCGGCACATGGAAAAGGTGCCGGCGTGCCTGTACGAGCCGCCGGTCAAGCGCCTGCAGGGCGTCGGCACGCTGCTCGGCCGCATGCCGCTGCCGGGCGACGTCGAGGCCGCCGGCCCGATGCACCGCGTGCCGTCGCTGCAGTGGAAAACGTGGGTGCGCCTCGCGTTCGTCGAAGCAGGCAGTGACTGGCGCAGCCTGAACAAGCTCGCGGTCGAGAACGGGCACCTGCGCGACTACCTGATCGTGCCCGAGCGCCGCGGCGGCCACCTTGGCGTCGTCGACTGGAACGAGCCGGCCGGTACCGTCGCCGGCGAGTCGCTTCCGACGAATGGTGCGTTCAGCGTGGCCGACCCGCGCGGGCCGGCCGACGCCGCGCAATACCAGCAGTACGGCGTACTCGACTGGAACGACCACGCTGGCACGATCACCGGCCAGAAGTCGCCCGGGCAAGGCACCTTCAGCGTCGCGGACCCGCGCCACCAAGGTCCCACCAAGCACAACAACGAATTCCGGATCGTCCCCTGGCGCGATGCCGCCGGCGCCGTCACCAGCGCGCACGGTACCGGTCAGTGCGTGCAGGATCCGCGGCCGCCGGCCGGTCCGCTCTTCAGCAAGTACAAGGTGACCGAATGGGCCGGCCACGCCGGCACGGTCATCGGTGGCGATGACCAGGGCGCGTACGCGGTCGCCGATCCGCGCCCGGGCATGCGCCGCGAGCGCGGCGACGCGTACCTGACCGGCGGCCACTACGGCGTGGTCGGCTGGGACCAGCACAGCGGCGCGGTGTCGGCCGCCGCCGGGCACGACAACGGCCGCTGGTCCGTCGCCGATCCGCGCATGCCCGCGGCGAACGAGAAGACCGTCGCCGTGATCCGGGCGCTCGACGGCACGTGGCACCGGCCGTTCACCACGCTCGAGCTGGCCGTCCTGCAATCGCTCGTCGAGCCGGAAGAGTACCTCGAGCTCGACGGACTGTCCGACCAGGCGTGGCGCGAGCGCATCGGCAACGCGGTGCCGCCCGACGCCGCGCAGGCGATCGCCGAGGTGATGGGCACCACGCTGCTGCTCGCCGAATCCGGCGAGACGTTCCAACTTTCGTCGACCCCAGTCTGGGTGCGCCCGATCGCGATCGCGCTGACCGTTGCGCCGCAGACCTTCTAAGGCGGAGGCACCTGATGCCCTGTACCCCGTTTCGCCTTCCCGGCGGCATGTCCGGAATCATCTGCACGCGCGGCCGCGCGCGCCAGCGCCGCTGCTCGGTCGACGGCTGCAACGCGCCGAGCGGCTTCCAATGCGATTACCAGACGAAGCCGGGTAAGACGTGCGATCGGCACCTGTGCGCGATGCATGCGCATCTGATCGGAGCCGATACCCACTTCTGCCCTACGCACCTCGCAGAGTCGAGCGGCAAAAAGCAGGGCGATCTATTCGCATAAGTGACACTCAATCGGGCGGCCCAAGCAGGACGTCAATCGCAGCCTGCCCGGCGATCTCAGCGACGAGATATGCCCAGCGTCGGGTGAACGGGCCGTTTCGAATTTTTATGCGGTGTCCGCGCGCCCCAAGGATACCGAGATTGTCATGCCCCTTTATCTGGAACGTGACGTCATACATGTCCTGAGCGGACGGGGTCAGTTGCACATCGATTTCAAAACCGCGGTACTCGATTGTCCGTTGCATGACTACCTCCGCTATTCGAGTTAGAGGCTAGCACGAATGCAAAACAAGCGTTCCGGCATCCAAAGGACCACACAATGACCACCCAAAACGGAAAAAGCCCGCTCACGCGGAACGTGAGCGGGCAAGAAAACGGAGCAGCAATCCAGGCACGAGCACTGTCCTCAGCAGATAACGGCTCGCCGTGCCAAAACTTTAGCCAAGGAAATGGTCCCGCTCCCGAACAAGCGAGCCACGCGGCGGATGAACGGACGATGTTCGTGAAGCGGATGGGCTACGACCGTCCCGAGACGGAAGGTGTCGCCGTTGACGTATGGGACAGCCAGCGTGCGACGTGGCTCGAAGCGCTCGCCTTTGCCCGCACCGGAGCCTCATCATGAAAGAGCCAATTCTGTCGCAAGAGGAAGCGGAAGCGATCTTCGAGGCGACCCCCAAGTGTATCGACGGCACGTTCAACTTTATTGGTTATGCCGCCGCCCTCGAATCAGCATTGCTGGAGAAGCTGTGCGGGGAGCCGATCTATCAGACGCGCTGGTCCTCCCCATACACCGTATGGGGAGATGTCCCGAAGGGAGTCCACGACGACTACCAATCACACGGCTATGCGGATCGCCGGATCGTCTATGAACTGAAGGAGAAGCACCATGGATGAGCACGGCCTGACGGCGGCTCGCGACGCTGCGACCGCATACGCCCGTGAGCATGCTCGCGAATTGGCCACTGAACTGCTGGAATGGAGCGATACCACTTTGCTTCGCGATGGCAGAGTGCGTGAACTTGCGCGGATGCTTCAGGTGCTCGACGCCGCACATGCTCTGACGCTCGCGCGCTCTTTTGCCGAACGCGCAGCGCTTGAACTGGCCGCTGGCCGCGCCGCGGCCGACAGGGAGGCATGGGTATGCGTTGACGAGAAGGTGCCGACCTGCAACCGGAAGGTCGGATCGCTCGGCGTCGAAGTGCTGATCTGGCCAGCAATGGAAAGCGGTGAACGCACGGCGTTTTTCGGTCGACGGATCAGCCATAAGCCGATGTTCTATCGCTACGGCGCCCCCGTTCACGGCGTTACCCACTGGATGTCGCTACCCGCCGAACCGCCCCGCGCGAAGAGCCCGGCTCACGATGAGCGATGAATCTGCGCGTAGATCTCGCGCATGCCTCGGTGGGTGCAGGGCCGCCCGGGCGCGACGTTCTCGATCGCTATGTTGATGTCGCGTGGAGATAGGTCTGGATGGCGCAGTCGATCGTACAAGGCGTCAATGTGATCGGCGTGGAGGAATTTCTGGCTTTTCTCGTTAAACCAGATCCGCTCCTTGCCGTCCTTCATCTCGTTGACGCACAAGCGTTTCGCCCTCGCGATTTCGAATACGAGAGTGCGAAATTCCGCCTTGGTCATATTGGACCTCCCGCTCATGCGTACCGGGTCAACCACTCTTCGGAAAACTGCTTCGCGTAGGCAACCGCTTCGGCTTCCGTGTCGAATTCGCCGAGTTTCCGAAACGCCGCCTCGCGACTGAATCCCACTTTCGTCACTTCGACCTGCGCGGCGAACTTGCCGTCGTCGGTCGGGCGTGGCGTGCAATTCATCTCGTACCCACGCATCAGGAAAACCGTTTTCATCTGGTGCTCGCTGGAAAAATCCGGAGGAATCGTAGCATGTCGACGTCGACGCACAACCTGTGGACGACCGCCGAGGCGCGCCTGCTCGCCCGCCTCTATCCCTCCCCCATCCCGTCCAAGGCTCTGTACGCAGCGTTTCCGCGTCATTCGCGTAAGTCAGTCCAGACCTTTGCCACCCGGGTGCTCAAGCTCAAGCGGGCGCAGCGCGACTACAGGTCGCGCGCGACGCCGGCGTGGGACAGGATGCGCGCCATTCTTGAGCGGGAGCGCCTGTCCGTTCGCGAGCTGGTGACACGCTGCGGTGTCTCGCAGCAGCGCGTCAGCGAGCTGCTGACGATTCACCGCACCGAAGTGCAGATCGTTGACTGGATCCCGCCCGAGGGCCGCGCTCAGTGGCGGCCGGTCTGGGCGGTCGGCGCCGGGCCCGATGTTCCGTGCCCGGCCGCCATCAAAACCGAAGCCGCTCGCGCGGCACGCGCCGCCATGAAGCGCAATCCGTTCCTCGCCGCGGCGGGCCTCGTGACGATCCCCGTCGGCGAGCGCGGCCGTGTCTTTCAGCAGCCCATGGATATCGACGACGAGGACCTCGCCGCATGAGCACCCGAACCATCCTCGAGGTCAACCACGACTTCCTGCTTCGACTGCTGGCCGATCCCCTCGGCCTCGCAGACACGCTGCGCTCGGTCTGCTGCGACCACCAGGCCGAGCTGAACGACGACAACGGCCGCGGCCGGCCGCTCGACCTCGGTGGCGGCATTCGTATCGTCTATCGCCGACACCACAGCGAGGAAGCGCGGCTCATCACTAAGTACGTGGACATCCAGATATGACCGCTCTTTTCTACCTTCAGGACAGCCGTTCGTTCGTCGGCAACGACGTGATGTGGTGGGCCGATCCCGACGGCTATACGACCGATCTGCGCAAAGCTCGGCTTTTCACCAGGGACGACGTGCAGCAGCACCACAACATCCGCGAGACCGATATCCCGTGGCCAAAGGAGTACATCGACGCCAAGACGCGCCCGGCCGTCGACGTGCAGTACATCAGGCGCGACGAGGCGCTGCACGGCACTGGGATCGCCCTGCAGCCAAAGCGCAAGTTCCCACGTGCGTACACCCTAAACTGCTCGGGCTGCGGCCGCTTCGTCAGCGATCAACAGCGATACCTTGAAAATTGCCGCCACTGCGGTGCAGACAACAGACCATGAGCGAGAACAGCAAAATCGAATGGACGGATCACACCTTCAATCCGTTCATCGGCTGCACGAAGGTGTCGCCCGGGTGCGACCACTGCTACGCCGAGCACATGATGGACACGAGGCTGCACAAGGTCGTCTGGGGGCCGCACGGTGAGCGCGTTCGCACGTCGGCGGCCACGTGGCGACAACCGCTTCGCTGGAACGCGCGGCACGCGGAGTTCTTCGCCGCGCACGGCCGGCGCCAGCGCGTGTTCTGCGCGTCGCTCGCCGACGTGTTTGACAACGCTGTCGATCCAGCGTGGCGCCGCGACCTGTTCGAGCTGATCGCGCGCACGCCGAATCTCGACTGGCTGCTGCTCACGAAGCGAATCGGCAACGCGCGCGACATGCTCAACGAGGTGGTCGACGAACTGTCCTGCGGGCTCAACACGTGGGACGAGTTGCCGTGGCCGACCGTCTGGCTCGGCGCGACGATCGTCAACCAGGCCGAGGCCGACCGCGACATCCCGAAGTTGCTAGCGATGCCCGCGCGCGTGCGCTTCCTGTCGATGGAGCCACTGCTCGGCCCAGTCGATCTCACGTCCATCCCGTGGGGCGGCTTGCGCGTGAGCGCCCTGCAAGGCTGGAGCAGCCCCGAGCATGGCTTGCACTGGGTGATCGTCGGCGGCGAAAGCGGCCCAGGCGCGCGGCCGATGCACCCTGACTGGGCCCGCGATCTGCGGGACCAATGCGCGGCCGCCGGTGTGCCGTTCCTGTTCAAGCAATGGGGCGAATGGGCGCCGGGCGAAAACTGCGGCGGGCCGCCGACGCGCACCGAGCGTGTCGCCGACTGGTTCGGCGACGAATGGTCGTTCAGCACGATGACGCCCGGCGAGCATGACGGCCTGAGCTACGACGACGAGCCGACTGTATATCGCGTCGGCAAGAAGACCGCCGGCCGCCACCTCGACGGCCGCACTTACGACGAATTCCCGGAGGCACGATGAAATCCGAGTTCAAGATTCAGCGGCCCGACGACGTGCCGATGACGCTCACCATGACGATGACGCTCGGCGAGTGGAAGAGGCTGCAGGAGCAGCTCGCGACCACCTACCCGTCGTGGAAGTTGTCGACGAACATCCGCGAAATGGTGCGCCTCGCGACGACGACGTTCGCCGAAGCGAAGGAGCTCGACCTGTGACGGAACGCCCTATCCTTTTCAGCGGCCCCATGGTGCGCGCCATCCTCGAAGGCCGGAAGACACAGACGCGGAGAATCATCAAGCTGCCTCACGATAATCCGCTCGGCATGTGGGAGCCGACGACAGCCGGCGGCGGATCCGTGAAATATGCCGGCGGAACGCCCGCGCCGGAGCTGGCCGCGATCTGGCACACACGCACCGGTGAATGTTACGTCTGTCCGCATGGCGACGTCGGTGACAGTCTGTGGGTGCGCGAAACGCATGAGGTGCGCCGCATCGGCACCGAGACGTTCGAAGGCAGCCGACCGACACGCCGCTATGCCGGCATCGCGTACCAGGCCGACGACGGCCGCGTCGAAGTCGACATCGACCTCAACACGTTCCAGGCGCTCGACGCCAAGGAATCGCGCGGCTGGACGCCGTCCATCCACATGCCGCGCTGGGCGTCGCGCATCACGCTCGAGATCACCGGCGTGCGCGCCGAGCGCCTCCAGAGCATCAGCGAGTCGGACGCGCGCGACGAAGGCGTGACGATCGCCGACCACCACATGCGCGGCCACGGCGGCGGAGCGTTCCGGCCGCCCAGCATCCGCGCCTTTCACGACCTGTGGGACAGCCTGAACGCCGCGCGCGGGCATGGCTGGGACATAAACCCGTGGGTATGGGTCGTGGCATTTCGAAGGATCGAATCATGAGCCTCTATCTCACCACTCCGGAGCTGGCCGAGCTGGTTGGCTGCAAGCCGCGTAGCCACGCCTGCATGAAACGCTGGCTCGAGCGCAACCATTGGCCGTACGCCGTCAACATTGCCGGCGTTCCGCTCGTCGCGCGCGAATACTATGACGCACGCATGAACGGCACCGCCCCCTCAACACCCGCGCGCCGGAACCGCCCCGCTGCGTCAGAAGAACCGAACTTCGCCGCACTGCGATCATGATCGGACGACGAAAACGTCCGGACGGCTTGCCCTTCCGGCTCTACGCCCACTACGGGAAACATAAGGTCAGCTTCGGCTACAAGCTGCCCAATGGCAGATGGGCATTCCGTCTGTCGGCCCCGGCCCACAACAAGGAAGCGCTCGCCGAAATCCGCAAGCAGGCGATCGAGCGCGCGGAGGCCTTGAACGGAAACGCCATCGAGCCGGGAACGGTCGAGGCGCTCGTCGCGCAGTATTTCGAGTGGCAAGACGGCCTGCCGCACACCGACGAGCGACGCAAGGCACAGTCCACGCTCGACGAGAACCGGGTCGAGTCGAAACGGCTGATCAAGGTCTTCGGGACGATGTCGCCGGCGGCCATTAAGCCGAAGCACGTGTACGGTTACCTCGACCAGCGCGCGCAGCTCGGCGCGCCGGCGAAGGCGAACAAGGAAATCGCCCTTCTATCCGCGATCCTCGAATACGGCCGGCGCCGCGGCGAGCTCGAAACGAACCCGTGCCGCGGCATCGAGTACAACCCGACGCGGCCGCGCCAGCGGTACGTGACGCAGGACGAAATCGAGCTCGCGGTCGAGGTCGCACGGTCGCGGCGAAGCGTTGGTGACCAACACCCCAGCTCGGCATACCTGATTCTCGCGCTGTGCGTGCAGGCCGCATACCTGACCGTGAGCCGGCCGACCGAGATGCGCGAGCTGCACCGCCAGGGCATCAAGCCGGAAGGCGTCGAGGTGCCGATCGGGAAACGGAAAGCCGGCGAGCAACAGCGTGTGAAGCTCGTGCTTTGGTCGCCCGAGCTGAAGGCAGTGATCGACGAAGCGCTCGCGCTTCAGCGCACGTCGAGCGTGCACGTGTTCGGCAACACCGCCGGCCAGGTGTACACGCGCAGCGGATGGAACACGAATTGGTCGCGGCTGATGGGCTACTGCGAGAAGGAAGCGCAGGCGCGCGGCGTGCCGTTCGAACGGTTCGCGCTGCGCGATATGCGCCCGGCGGCAGTCACGGATCGGCAGGAAGAAGGCGACGACCGGATTATCGACGCGACGGGCCACGCCGATGAACGCATGGTGAGAAAGACGTATGACCGGCGCCGGCAGAGAAAAGTACGTGCAACTCGCTGACGCCCTTCGATCACGACATCATCGATTGCGCAGCCTTCACTACGAGCCCGACCACATCGCCTCCATATTCCTTGATCCACTCCCGGAGACGGCTGCCACGAACGGCCTCCTCCTTTTCTTCTTGCGTACCACCTTTTACCTTACGGACAGCATCGAGAGCATCTTCGATCGCTTCATGCGGTGTTTCCGGCGGGAGAATTTTCTTGAGCTCGTCGACTATTGCATCACGCTCATTGATGCCATAAACGCCACCGGACACCGATGCTTTATCGCCGATCGCTATCTCCGTGCTGGAGTCATTCGGCACCGAAATTCCAGTATGGCCACCTACCACGTTGCTTTCACCAGAAATCGAAACTTTCATTGAGCTTTCCCCATCGTTTTTCCGATCACCGCTACCCTGCCCAACAACTACAACGCTCCGTGTGCCGCGCGAAACAACGTTGTGCAATTCAAGACCTCCAGGGAAGCCTTCCTCTATGTAGAACGCTGTCTCCGCATCGCCATCAGAAATGATCCCTATGTCCTTGATAACGACGCCTGCACGATTTGCGCGGCTACGAGATTTCGCGTTGGCTATATCAGCGGCCCGTTTCAATATCCATTGCTTTATGCCTTTACCGCGTGAGTTCATTGCCAATGTAACCCCAAATGTGCGGAACGCAAAAAGGCCCGCTCAGTGGCGGGCCTTGCTCGATACATCTTCCAAATTTTGGAATCTTATCTTCCAAAACTTGTAACACGTCAGCTTGATTCTGCTGCAAGTGCTTGAATTTGTTGGGGTGGCTGATGGGACTCGAACCCACGACGACAGGAATCACAATCCTGGACTCTACCAACTGAGCTACAGCCACCACTGATACTGCTTGCTTCGTTTCGCTGTTTTGTTTCAGCAGCGAAGAACAAGATTATACGAACACTTTTGAATCTTGCAAAGCCTTTTTTTCAAAAAATTCTTCGGCTTCGTTCAGATGCGCGCGGGCCTCGTCGAACACGGCCAGATCGCCGCGTGCGAGCCTCTTGTTGTCGGACAGCACGCGACGCCAGCCGCGCGCACCAGGCATGCCGCGATACAGCCCGAGCGCGTGCCGCACGATCGCGCCGAGGTAGGTTCCGCGCTTCAGTTCAGCCGCGCAGTATTCGATCAGTTGCGCTTCGGCCTCTTCGCGCGTCGGCACCGCTGCGGTCGACCCGTAGAAGCGCGCATCGACCTCCGCCAGCACGTACGGGTTGTGATACGCCTCGCGCCCGAGCATCACGCCGTCGACGTGCTCGAGATGCTGCGCGACTTCGTCGAGCGTCGTGATACCGCCGTTGATCACGATCTCCAGCGACGGAAAATCGCGCTTCAACCGATACGCATAGTCGTATTTGAGCGGCGGGATCTCGCGATTCTCCTTCGGCGACAGCCCCTTCAGGATCGCGTTGCGGGCATGCACGACGAACGTTTCGCAACCAGCCTCGGCCACCGTGCCGACGAAGTCGCGCACGAACGCGTAATCCTCGACCGCATCGACACCGATCCGATGCTTGACCGTCACCGGCACCGACACCGCATCGCGCATCGCCCGCACACATTCGGCGACGAGCTGCGGCTCGTTCATCAGACACGCACCGAACGCGCCGCGCTGCACGCGCTCGGACGGACACCCGCAATTCAGGTTGATTTCGTCGTAGCCCCACTGCTCGCCGAGTTTCGCCGCGCGCGCGAGGTCGTCCCGCTCGCTGCCGCCCAGTTGCAGCGCGACCGGCGATTCGCTCGGCGTGAACGCGAGATGCCGCTGGGCATCGCCGAACAGCAGCGCACCCGTCGTGATCATCTCCGTATACAGCCACGTATTGCGCGTCAGCGTGCGGTGGAACGAACGGCAATGGCGGTCCGTCCAGTCGAGCAT